AAGTTTCTTCATTAGAAACCTCATTTATATTAGCTTTTTTAAGTACCCAATTGCTACCCATACCACTAGTGGTAACCCAATCACCAGCTTTATTTTTAAATCTGTGTATTCCATCTACAGTGTCAACAAAAGTAGCTTGATAGGCTTTATCGCTATTTTTATTGGTCATGTTTACTAAATCACCTTTTTCAAAAGTTAAACCCATAAGGTTTTCATCAAGCAAGTCGTTAAACATTTCTTTTAATGCTGAAAATTTAGTCATAGGAGCATAACCTTTAGGTACCATTTCAATGTCATCACCGAAACTAGTAACACCTTTAGCGGCATCTTGTCTTTTTTTCATAGAAGAAGATGCGTTTTTAACTAATTTTTCACCAAAATCATCTGATGAAACACCTTCCATTGCTTCAGCGTTACCCATACCCTCACCACCTTTATTTCCCATTCTAGAACTACCTACAATAGCTTCTTTGGCCCTATCTTTGAACTCTTGTGATGGGTCTCTATCATATTGGTTCATTATTAAACCATTCATAATTTCCATTTGTTCATGAAATTCAACCTCATCTTCACCTTCATAATTCATTTTGTTTCTAGGTACTTTTGAAGTTTCAGAATCTTGTTTTGATTTTTTATCATAAGTGGTTACATCTTTAGCTATAGCTTTAAGACCAACTTTGTTTTCAGTACCAGATTTTTTATGAATAGCATTGGTAACAGTAATTCCTGGGGTTGTATCCGCTATTTCTTTAATGAGTTTTCTAGTCACCCCATTTTTAATTATGTTTTTATCCATGTTATAATTTAATTATAAATATGTTATTTTTTAGTAAAAATTAATCTTATTTATTTTTTTTATTTACAATATTCATAACCTGACGAACGCTTTTACCAGTTTTTTTAGCGATTAGTTGTAAAATTTTACTTTCGTGTAATGAAGGGGCATTTATATTCCCGTTAGTTTTTTTTAATTTTACTACATTGTCTACGGCACCACTACTACAACCAGTAGAAGCTACTTCATTGTTGAATTTAGTACAATCATTAAATTCAACAAAAGAACCACCAGCATATTGTGTTTTTTTCTCAGCTTTAGATTTAGCGTTGTTTTTACCTAAATCCATTGTCAAACCACCAGGACTATCATAATCAAAATTCCCAGCACCAGCAATATCTGATTCATCTAAATTATATTTATACCAATTATTAGTATCGTTCGAGTTGATACCTTTTTTGTTTAAGTAATTTAAAGTAACTATTTTAAAGTCACTTAATTTATTATCAGGGAAATCATTAAACATATCTTCTCTAGCATATTCTAAAACACTATCATCATCATAACTTTTTGAGTCTTTGTCATATAAACTACTATAATCCCAACCGTTAGCTATTTTAGTATCGCTTTTAAATATCGCAAAGTGTGTGTAACCTTTACCTAAATCCTTTTCTTCTCTAATTATTGGGGTATTCGGCATTGATTTTCTCATCACATTCTCACCACCAAAAGAAGCAGTGTAACTACCACCAACAGAACCAGTAGAAGACATTTCATCTAATTCTTCATCACTTGTTTTTTCTAAATCTCTTCTTGCTAATTCTTCAGCTCTAATCGCATTAAGTTTATCTAAAATCCTTTTTTTATCTATTGGGGCTTTTGGTAAATCAAAACCTCTTTGGTTATCTTTTTTAAACATTGCAGTAGTATCAATTAATCTGTCATCGTCCATTTCAGTTAAAGAGTTTAATACTACTTGATTCTTGTCATACATGTTTTTAATGAAATCTTTTAATTCTTCATCTACTTTAACCAATGGAAAATTACCGCTTTCCCAGTCACTTAGTCCTTCACCCGTCTCAACGTTACCATAATTATCATCAAGAAAACCATTAATTGAATTTTCATCTAATTCGAAATAGTCATCGTAATCGATGTCGTAACCACCATCAGTATTTGGATATTTATCTAAAACTTCTCTTTCAGAGTATTCTTTAAATTCTTCTCTATCAATTGCTAAATAATCAAATATAAATAACTCACCATTGTTTGTTTTAAGTATTACGAATTCATCATTCATAGCAATTGCCTTAAAACTAATATTGTTTGTAGGATTACCTCTATTATTGTTTTCAGATGTAGAATTCATTGAGTAATTCTCTTCTTCTAACTCTGTTTTAGTATTGGGTAACATACTTTGTAGTTCAGTTTTTATTTTATCTTTAACTTCTTCAGCTGAACCTACTTTATTTACAGAATATAAACCATTTTTACTCGTAATTAGTTTCGCCTTTTCTAATTTAGAAATAATATCATTATATTCAACCCCATTTTCTTCCCAAAAAGTAGAAAGAACATTTGATTCACGATATAAAAATTGTAGCAATTTAGTTACCTCTTGAGATAAATCGTTAGAATCTAGTAACCCTTCATTTGTTGAGACAATACCTTTTCCTTTGGTTTGGTTTTTAAATGCATCTGCAACTCTATTAACACCACCTTTAACTAAATTTTCGTTAATTACTCCATTTGCAAATATCCTATTATATTGCTGTTTTGATATTTTTAATTTTTTAATATTACCCATTTTAATTTTGTTTGTTATTTAAATTATCTCGCCAAAAACTTTTTTTAACCCAAAGAGCTTTAAATAATTGAGTTAAAACATTTTTGGTTATTTCAACCACTTTGTCCTCAAGTTCTTTTTCGTTTTTGATTCTGTCTTTTACTATTTTTTCTATTTTAAGTTTAAATGCATCAGAATCCATATAAATCTTAATCTCTTTAGAAGTATTTACTGTACTACTGTTGTTTTTTGTTTTATCCACTGTTATTTAAATATAAATAGTAATAAATAATAAAAAAACCCTATATTAGGGTTTTTTATTTATTGTTTATAAGGTTAAATGTTCTACGTTAATAACCAATTTATATTTAAGTTTTTTTGTGGGTAAATGGTTTAACGAAACGAAACTACAACCACTATATTTTATTTTTCTATTAATAACTAAATCTTTAGATTTAAAGATTGCATAGATGTCAAATTTTTTAAATTTATTAGTTATTAAATTTTCCATTATGATGTCAAATATAGGGCTTTTACCATCTATTAAGATATTAAAAGATAAATAACCTATTTCAGGTGAACTCATATAGTTTTTTGTCGTAATGGTAGGTAGATATATGTTTGAGACGAACTCTGGTTTTAAACCTAATTCTTCTGGAAATTCTAATGTTAAATGTTTTTTAAGAAATATATCTGAACCAATTGAGGACGCATTTTTACTCTTATTTTTAGGTTTTATTACCTTATTAACGTTTCTTCTAATGTATTCTCTTATCATGGTATTAAAAATGAGATTGCTACTATTATTGGTAATAAAATTGCTGCTGAAAAACCTAACACCTTTAGAGATGATTGTTTTTTGACCTCTTTTTTATAACCTATTATTTCTACTTCAAGTTCTTTTGTTATTATTTGGTAGTTGACTAACATTTTTTCATTGTTGGATATTTCTACAGCTTTTTTATTATTTTTTTTCACCAATGCGTTTATTTCACTTAATTGTAATTCAACTACACCTCTATTCATTATATCTCTATCAATTAATACCTCAACTAAACTATCTGACACTTTTTTATTTAATACATCAGATAAAATAAGTTTAGCATCTGAAAGTTTAAATTGAATTAGAGTGTCGCCTTGTTTGGTTATAATCGTGGTTACCCTATTTTCTTTCTTCAAGGTATTTTGAGAAGTCATCTGCAACATCGTTAGCAGACAAGCTATTAACATAATAATTTGTTTCATTTTTTTTATTTTTTAATTTATTAATTAATTTTTCGTTATCTTTAAGTTCTAAATCTTTTAAAATTCTTTGTTTCCGTATTCCTAAAATTAAAGAATCAATTTTTTTATACTCAATTTTTAAACTATCGTTTTCAACACGTAAATTATTATTTATAGTGTTTAAACCAGAACTTCTCATTATTTTATTTGGTTTTTGACTTAGATAAAATATAACACCAATTAATAATATGATAATTGCAATAAAAATATATTCGTTTTTGTTTTTTATCTTCATCTATTTTATTCTGTTTTAGGTCTATATTCAGTAGGTAATTTTTTACCCCATTCGATTCTAAAGTTTTCGTAATAACCTTTTAATTTTTTTAATAATGTACTAACGTTATCATTCAGTTCGACATCATTCATAGTGGTTTCAATTTCACCAGCAGCTAGAGACATTTTAAAAATAATACCAGACCCTTCATTTTCTTTGTATTCCATCACCCCCTCAATAATCACATTTTCATCTATTGGATAAATCTTAAATTTAGTAATCTTTATTCTAGGGCTAACAGTATCTCTTAATTTTTGTAGTTCATCATTGAATACTGCATCACCTATCACTGGGGTTACAGTGTCTTTTTCTTTTCTCATTGAATCATCCTCAAACAAAGCTTTCTTATAACCGCTTCTAATCATTTCAGTCATTTTCTTTGTCATGTCGTATTCATTAATTCTGTCTTTCATCTTCTACGTTTTTTTTAAATTCTTGATAATCCCACGATGGGTTTAAATCAATATAATGTTTCCCTAAATTCCCTTTGTAACAAACCCCATTAAACTCTTCAATAAAATTAACTTTTACGTTATGTTCCATAACATTAAAAGGAATGTTAAAATCTAAGCACAATTTTTTAGTTAGTTCAATAGCACTTTTTAATTGTTTTTTATTATAAATAGACCAGTATTCTTTATTACGCCATTTTTTGGTAAATACTTTGGTCTGATGTTTATAAATATCTCCAAACCAATTAACGAATTTATTTTTTTCGTTAAGATGTAACCACCCATCATTTTCGATTAAAATAACTATGGATTTTTTGTCTAGTGTTTGATTATCTAAATAATTTGAATAATAGATAGGGTTAAAGTGTTTGTGTATAACACCAGCAACGTCTATTGTAAATGCAGCTGTTTTAGTGTATTCCCCATTCAATCTATTAGACCAACCAATAACATGTCGCATATCGTGATTAAACGAATTAGATAAAATTATTTGTTTTTTTTCTGTCTCATTTTGAACAAAATTTCTATCTGACAGTAAATATTTATTTTCTTCAATCTTCATATCCACGATTATAATAAACTTTGTTATTATCTCCATCTTTTAGGATTTTATTTGAACCAATTCGTTCTACTGAATTTGCTGGTTTTGGGATGTTAACGGAAAAACCTCGATTACTTTCTCTTATCTCTTTGATATCTTGTAGTTCTATTTTCTTCCTAATATCTGAACTACCCCCCTCAACGGAATTTGTTAGTGATTCTTTATTTAAGTTGGGTGTAGATATGTTATAATTTCTTTCTAAGTATAATTCAGATTCTATCATAAAGATTTTATTGGTCATTATAACTAACGCAACAGCCAATGGGTCAAAAACAAAAATAATCAAAAGAATCATATAATTAACTATATTTGCCATGGACATACCAGACAATTCAGCGATATATTTTAATGGACCAACTTCACCAGAAATTTCACTATTAGAGTTCAATTCTAACGATTTAACAGCATAGGAACTTATTGAGTCTGATAAAACACCGTTTTTGATATTCAACTCATCAATTTCGTTTGTTAGTTTTTGTATTTCAGTATTAGCGATTGTGATATCACCACGAGCATTACTCTTGGCTCTATTTGACTTGTTATTATCGAGTCTAGTTTCTTGTGTTAATCTAAGGCTTGATAATTGATTAATGCGTATTGTTTTGTTATCAATTATTATTTGATTACTTAAAACTTTTTTATCGAAGACTTCTTTTTTATCACTTAAAATACTTAGTTCTGCATCTTGTATTTCTAATTTATTTGCTGTCATTTGATAAGCATTTGATAAAAAACCATAAATACCAGCTGATGTTATTAACATTAAAATACCAACACTTAGTGTTAAATAAATCCTTAAACCTTTAGATAATTTACCCCAATAAGTATGTAAAGCAGTCGTTGTAGCTATTTTACCTACCTCTAGTACAGTCGCCATTATTATGACTGCCGTACTAGCACCAGCGAATAGCTGACTTAATCCCCAAACCGAAAAATAAGCCGCACAACCAGCAACTGATAGTGCTAAAATTAATGTTATGTATTTAAATTTGATTTTCATTTTTTTTTTACTTTTTAATTAATAGTTGTAAACTACTTGAGTTAAATCTTAATTTCCTAATCGCTTTTTCTTTTATTTGACGAATTCGTTCTTTAGTTAAATCGTATGTTTCACCTATTTTTTCTAATGTCATTTCTTCTTCATTTAAATTGATACCAAAATAAGATTGAATTATAATTCTTTCTCTTTCATCTAAGATAAGCAACGTTTTTTTTAATTCGTTTCTTACATCATCTTTAATTTCTAAATCATCTTCTTCGTCTTCTATTTGAATAAGTTCAATTAACTCATCACCATCTTCGTTTATTACTTGGTTTAGAGAACTTGCTTTTGGGAAGAACACCATTTTATCCATTAGGGTCCCATCACTCAGCATTTCTTGGTAAATTGGTTCTCTCTCGTTCGTATTCTCAAATTTAGATATTTCTTTATTTAATTTGTTTATTTTATTTATAACATTTGTTGGTAATCTAACAACTCTAGCATTGTCGTTTAAACTTTTAATTATTGATTGTTTAACCCACCAAACAGCATACGAAATAAATCTAAAACCCTTATCGTGGTCAAATCTATGTGCTGCTTTTATTAAACCATAATTTCCCTCGTTGATTAAATCTTGTAGGTCCAAACCTTGATTTTGATAGTCTTTTGCGACAGATATAACAAATTTCAAATTAGAACTAACTAATTCATCTACTGCTTTATTATCACCATTTCTAATTCTAATAGCCAACTCAATTTCTTTTTCTTGTGTTAAAATATTTGTTTTTTTAACTTCTTTAAAATATTTTGATATACTGTCCTCAATATCAAAATTCAAAAATCTCTTATTCATTAATAATTATTTGTTAATTTTTTTTTATTATATTTTACATATAAATATAACTATAAATACTTTAAAGTAAATGGGTTATATATTATTTACTTAAATACATCATTATTTTTTTATCATAATCTGTCATGTTTACTACTCCTTTATCCATGATTTCATTTAACATATTTTCTTTTTCTTTTTCTGACATTACACTAATATCACCCTCTATGTCTTGTATTTCTATTATTTTATTGTTTTTATCATTTATTTCACTTAGTAAATCATTTGTTTTGTTAATTAAGTCATTATTGTTGGTTTGTTTACTAATAAAACCAAATAACCCATCATAGACTTTTTTATTAGTGATAAAAACACCAGAATTTTCTGGGTTTAAATCAAAGACTAAAAAACTTCTATTGTTTAATGTAAACCAAGCCGTTAATTCTTTCACATCAACAAAAGTTGTTATTGTGGCTATAATTATTCCTTTTGCGTTTAATATGTTTGGTTTTGTTTCGCTTACTTTTTCTATTTCACTAACAGCATTTTCTGTTTCACCCATTATTACAATACAATAATTTTTAAAGTTCATTTTTTTTTTATTTTATATTAATACTAGAGATATTATCTTTTTTAATTACAGTGATAATGTTTTTTGTCCAATCTTTGACCAAGTCGTTGTGAGTAATAAAAAATACAATATCATACATGTCTTTAATTTTATCAAATAACAATCTTAACTTTTCTAAATTTACTGGGGCTATTTTACCTAATACTTCATCAAAGGTAATAAAGTTTGGCATTGGAAGGGAAGAAATTTTACCCAAAACAGCTCTAAGTGCAAGACTAGCTATCGTTTTTTCTAAACCAGACCCAGATTTCAATAAATTAGATACCTCATCTTTTACTATTAGAAACTGAACATCGTTTTTATCATTAATGAAAATCTCGACCTCAAAATCTACGATATCCTCTAATAATCTTTGAACTTCAGAGTTAATAATAGGTAAAACAGAACGTAAGACTAATTTGCTAATACCTTTTTTACCAACTAGTTCAATGTAAAATTTAAATATTTTTTCTACTTCCTCTTCTTTCTTAATTACTTCAATCAAATCGGTTTTAATGATTATTGACTCAGCAGCTGATTTTGTATCAATGGATATTCTTTGAATACTATTCATTGTATCATCTTTTGAGCGTTCCAGAACGATTAATTCGGTCTTGATGTAACTTATCTCGATATCTAATTTTTTGTTTAAACTGATAGCGTCTAAATTCATGTTATACTTCTTAAAGTCATTCATTTTAGACACAACATCATTACGCAATGCTCCCAAATCAACACTATATCTATCTATTGTTAATTCTAATTTATTTTTATCATCAACACTTTTTTTAATATCATTAAACGCCAATAAAGATAAATTTGTGTTATAAACTTCTTTTTCTATTTTAGATAGTTTAGATATTAACAGATTTAGTTCTATTTCATGTTTGTTGATGTGTGCTGTGTTGTCAATGTCATCTAATTTTCTCTCACAAGTTTGACAGATACCACTACTAATTAAATTACTAACAACTTTTCGAATGCGTGTAATATCGGAAGTAGTAAGTACTTTTTGAGTTATTAATTCATTATATTTTTTGTTTACTTCAATATGTTCGTCTTCATCGTAAATAATAGTACCAACATTCGTTAAGTTTTCTTTTAAGTTAGAGATGGTAAAATTTAGAAGTTTTCCCTTTTCTGTAATTATTTTAATGTCGGCTTCCAAAGATTCTGGATTCATATTAGTTATCGTAACATCAATCTTTTCTTTATTATTAATGTGACTTTCAACTTTTTTCACACTATTTTCTATATTTAACTTTGTGTCAGTTAGTTTATTTGACAACTCAACATTTAATTTCTCTAATTCTATTAACTTTAGATTAGTGTCTTCAATGTCCGTGGTTAAAGTAACAACGTCAAAATCATTAGACTTTTTTTTCTTAGAAAAAAGATTGTACATTTCTCTAACAACTTTTTCTTTATGTTCTAATACTTCTAAACCAATAAGTCTAGTTAACAATTTACCAGATTCAGTAGTTGTAAGTCCTATAAGGTCCTCTAAATTTTTTTCTGTAGCTAAAACTAACATTTCAAAGTCTTTTTCAGAACCAATAGATTCCCTTATCTTTTTATTTGTCTGAATAGCATTTTCTTCGTTTAATTCTTCTTCTTCACCATCTGGTAGTAATTTATAATATTTAACTTTGTTAGTTATTGTCCAACCACCACCTTTTTTAGCATTACGTTTTAGTTTTCTTTCAATAATTACTTCATCGCTATCTATTTCAACCATACCCCTAACAGTAAATTCATTTTTACCACTGAACGAATTAAATATTTGCTCATTAGTATCTGTTTTAGTTGTATTACCGTGTAATAAAAACTTTATTGCATCTATTGTCAAAGTTGTGTTATGTGAAACAATACCATTACTATAATACTGATGTACCTCAGCTACTTGAATGTCATAAAGGGTATCTTTAAAATCCATTAATTCTATCGATTTAACTTTACTTAACCCATCAATAGTTTGTATCGGTGTTCCAATTTCTATTTCTTTTAAAACAACAAAATCCCCATCTTCTTTTTTTAACCTATGGTAATCAGCACCCTCTACATACTTTCCATCCTCAAGTTCACATCTATATACATCAGCATTTTCTTCTGTTATACCACACCAAGTAATATCTTTAAAACCATAAGGTGTATCTACCTTAAACCCTAAATCTCCATATTTTTCATAAATAGCGTTTAATTCACCTATCGTTATTTCTTCGTTTAATTCATCTGGTAAAAAACCTAATTTTTTTATTATTTCATCTTTATCATATCTTATCGTTATGTCAGTATTTTCTCGCAAACACTTACCACCTTGATTTTCTGGAATTGAATTTACAATAGTTAAACCATTTAGTTTGCTGAATTGAATAAAATTTTCATCACCAAAAGATAAAAAGTTATCAATCATTAACCATTTAATAGACCAACTTTTTTGACTTGTAGAATTTAAATCTAAATTTAATTCACCATTAACTTTATCATCTAATGCTAATATGCGTTTAAAATCAATAGTTTTACCATCTCTAGTTACCAATTCTAACATTAGTGACCTTTGATAGTTGATGTCCATGATATTGTCAATACCAGCACCAGTTATTTCAATAACTTCACCATTTTCATTTATCTTAATAGGTCGATAAATGATAGTTATGTTGTTTTTATTAACACCATATTTATTCGCAATTGAATTTCTTATTTTTATCTTAGCTTCTTTACTGTAATTGTGTGGTTGGTCATCCCAGTACACTTTAATTTTAGAAGAAGGAGAAATTAAATTATTCACCATATATATCTTTTTTATTTTTTTCTTTTACTAATTCAATTTTAACATTTTCTAATTTTTCAAGTGTTTCTTTTAATTCTTTTTCTAAGGAATTAATTGTCTTATTTAACGTTTTATTTTCTTTGTCGTTAGGTTTAACTATTTCTTCTTTAACTTCTATTTTTTTATCTAAGTTATTATCTTTAAACATTGGTACGGAACCAAATTTTTCAGCAGTGAAACCTTGTTGTAAAATTTTGTTAATAAAAGCTTCTATATTTGTTATATTATTTGCTCGACAAAACTCCCAAATATCAGCGTTTAATTTTTCTGGAATCGTTATATTATTAATCATTTATATCAAATAAAATATCTTTAACATCTTTTTCTGTTTGGTGAAGTAATTGTATTTCCGAATTATTTATATCAACGTATACCGTCATAACTTCATGGTTTTTCATTACAAAGGTGTTACCATCTTTATCCATACCAAATTCACCGTTAACCACAAGTAACTCATCGTATTCGTCACTTAACGTGTTTAAATATTGTTTAAATTCTATTAGTTTCATTATAAGTTTGTTATTTTTTCTAATCCGTTTTCTATGTCATCAGAAGACGTGATTTTAAATTGATAATAAGGTGAATTGTTTGCGACTTCATGTTCTGTAAATGTTTTTGTTTGTACATCCCATAACAAAAAACCATGATTGGAAATTTTTTCACCAAAATTTTGCTGAATTAAAGAACCACTATAACATATTGGGATTATTTTCTTAATTTTTATTTTTTTCTTTTCCATATTTTTAATCGTTATCAATTTCCCAACCCATTTCCATATATTTACTTAAATCATCTTCATAAATTTCTAATGTTTCTTGATGTAAAAATAAATTTCTTTTATGTATATCACCTAACATCACCAAATCACATCCTTCAAAGATAGATAAACTGGCCCCATGATTTATTTCATAACCTATATCCGTTTTAGCATTCATTACTGCTGCATGGTACAAACCAATATATGTTTTATCATCACCAAATTCCAATCTAGCAGCCTCAATGTTTGGTCTAGTATTACCCTCAAAAATAGAGTAAACACACCAAACGATATTGTTATCTAAATAAGCTTTTGTTTCTTTAAAAAAACTTATTTCTTTATCTGGCAAAAATTGAACCATTGGCGAGATGCTATCCATTCTATCTTTATTGTTCTCTAATAAATCATGGTTTCCAGCAATAATAATTAATGGGGCTATTTTTTCTAATTCTCTTAAGAACCAAGTACCTATCATTAACTGTTCGTTGGAAATGACAATCTTCTGGTGAACAAGGTCTCCAGCAATTACAATTCTAATTTCTTCTCTAACATAGCTATTTAGTAGTTGGTTTAAGTCAACTAAAAGTGTTTGAAACACTTCTTTATATTCATCATGCATTCTATATGTTCTAAGATGAATATCTGCTAAATGAATTACTTTTTTTATCTTATTATTTTCCATGTGGTTTATTTATTACAAAAGTACAAATATTATAATTAAATAACAAATAATTTATCTTTTGCTCTGGTTACAGCAGTATATAATAATTTATCTTTTTCTAACTTGTTTTTCAACCTTTTAATGTCGCATTCAATTACGATTGCGTTATCAAAAGTACTACCTTGTGATTTATGTACTGTCAACGCATAGTTGTATTTAACATCAGCATATCGTTCTTTTAAGGCGTAAAACTTAGTCCAAGCATTTCTTTTAAGCATAGGGTGAGCCTCTACAGCAGTTTTTTCTAACGACTTTAATTCTTTATCATAACTAATTTCTGATTCTTCTGCTAGGATTTTAATTATGATAGGTTCTTTTTTATCGCATTTAGCTTTGACTTCATAATAATAAAAAGTAAACGCTCTGTTTTCTTTTTTCTTGATGAAAGATAATACTTCAAATTCATCATTATTATTCATTAAAACTCTTTTTGTTGTGTTTACAATTGGTTTATTACAGACCATCTTTTCACCAACACATAACCTACCAATGTCTTCACCGTAAATCATTTCTCTTATTTTGTCATTATAATAATTTACGGCATTATTTGTCCAAGCTAAAACTTTGACAAAATTTGCATCTTTATTAAAATTTTTAGAAGTGAAATAAGTCTTTAATAGTTTGTCTTCTGTATTTATTTTCATAAAAACAACCCCTTGATTATTTTCATTTATGTTTAATTCTCTATTAAAAGTTTGGTTAGTTCTGATTAATTGAGCTAATTCAATTATTGGGTTATCATTAGCTTGTCTTATTATTTTAGTTAGATTATAATTATTATTCAACTTATGACTAAATAAAACTGATTCACCACCATTTACTGGCGGTATTTGACCCCTATCACCGATAAATAAGACTACGATGGCATTCATTTTAGTTTCAGTTTTTAAAATGGTGTACAACTCATTATCCAACATGGAGACTTCATCCACTAAAACAATATTATAAGATTCCACACCACTTTCACCGTAAGTAGGACTAAAAATTTCTTTACCATCTTGAGTAATGACACGTTTTAGACCTAACAAAGAATGTAGTGTTATAAAATCCACATTTTCACTATCTTCGCTTATTTGAGATAACTCTTTCAATACACGAACAGCTTTGTTCGTTGGAGCTGTAATAGCTATCTTTAATTTTTTGTTTTTCCATAACATTTGTTCTATTATTTTAGAAACTAAAAAGCTCTTACCAGTACCAGAGTAACCAGTTAATAAAGATTGTGAAAAAACACCTAAAGGTAGTTCTGTTATCTCATTGAAAATAAGTAGCTGTTCTTCAGTTAACGTATCTATGTTAGGTTTTGTTATAATTTTCTTTTTCACAATATCTTCTTTTGTGACAAGTTCTGGTAATTTATAAAAGTTTTCTTCTAATGATATTTCGTTCATATGTTATCTGTTTTTAATAAGGTTATAGTGATGTAATTCAATTAATTGTTTTGCTTCTTTTTTCAAATACATAATAGGGATACGACTAAATTTTGAGGTTTCTTTTGTCCAATACCCAATTGTTATATCCCTACATTTTTTACCCGTTTCAAGCTCATACATGTAAGCATAAACACTTAATTGCAATGTGTATATACTGTAGTGGCAAGCTTGCAAATGGTTGAAAGGTTTAAATAGTGTTTGATTTCCAAATTCGTTAAAAAAGTTAAATACTCTATTTGTTTTCCAGTCCCAAACTGAGAAAAATTCTTCATCTAAATCTATTATTAAATCGGCCATACCCGCTAGTTCATGTTCTTCGCTAAACATAATTCTTTCTGGCCACATGGCTATACCTTCATCAATATTTAATTCACCTAAACTTTCAATTACTTTTTGTTCAAATAAACCATTTTCAGTATCATCTGGGAAATACCATTTATTAGCTAGTAAGTATCTTTCAACAACATCATGTACTTTCGTCCCATAGACGTTTGCATCATCATTTAATTTTTGCCAATATTCTAAAATTTGTGGTTGACTTAAACCGATATAACGTTCTTGCTTAGATGAATTCGATTGTTTTGCGATAGCCGAGGCTACTGATTCAGAATCAAAGTGTGGTTCGATAGATGATAGAGTGGTAGTAACTGATTTATATATTTTACCAGTAACTCTATGGTGGTACTTGTGTTCAATTGGTTCTAAATAACATGGACCTACCCATAATTTTGCTTTACTCATTTTATCTTTTTTTACAAAAGTACTATTTTTTAATCGCTATTAAAGCTTTATTTTTGAAATAGACTATTTATTATCAAAATAAACTTATGAAAGAAGAGATAAAAAAATTGCTAAAAGAATTAGTTGCAACAAATGACAGAAAAGATGAATACGCTTATTGGGTTAACAATAAAGTAATTACCGAAAATAATCGAATAGATGTATCACATTCAGAAGAACTGGATGAAGATTTGCAAGAAGTTTTAGGTGGTATAAACATATATGAAAGTATGTGTTTCCATAATGCGTTATCAATTTTAAAAACACTTATCGTAAAAGCACCAGAACTTAAGGTAGAAGTCGTTCTTGGGATGATTGGAATAGGAAAAACGTATTGTGGTCATGCTTGGAATACTATCAACGGAGTTAATTTTGACTTGACTGCTGAATATTTAGCTGCCGATGATTTTAAATATTATCCAGCTGCATATTTTAACCAACCAGCTTCATTTAGTAGACAAGGAGTTTTTACACCAACTGGAAATTGTGAGAACGAAACTTTTGACGTTAATGGAGATTGTAGTGTGTATGTTTATTTTATCGACAATCTTTAATAATCTCCTTCATTTAATTTTTTACTGGTACGTAATAAATTAATAATACCTTTACTACCTTCTTTTTCATATATAAGGCTAGGGTCATATTCTTTTGGTGTTTCTATTATACGAATTCTATGTCTTAAATTCCCAAAATTTAATTTCCAATATAATAATTTAGCGTCTAGATATGCATCACCATCTAGACAAATAACTATTAAACCATTTGACTTATCATGTAAGAAAGATAATAGGTTTACTGATAGAACTTTACCTAAAAGAGGTATTGAATTTGGTATAATTATATGTTCCATAACACCCTCTACAATGTAGATTGTTGCATCTAGATTTAATAACCCTTCGTTAAAAATATTTTCTTGTTTTTCCGCATCTGGGTTTAGGTATTTTAGGTTTGTTTTTTGTTTGTCAAACCATCTAGCAATAAAATAATTTAATACCCCATCAGAATCGTATGACGGAATTATTATTCTATTAAAAAAATCACCCTTATAAGTATAACCAATGTCAAATTCATCGATTATTTCATCAGTAATCCCTCTTTTTTTTAAATAACTTAAAGCTATGTCTGATTTAAAATCTTCTTTAGTGCAATCAGTTAATCTTTTATAACCAATCGGTAATTTTAATATGGGTCTTTCTCTATAAACACCAACAAAGCTATCAGCATCTGGTTTAACAAGTAGATAGTCACGTATATTTTTAGGTGTAGCATATTTTTTTAATAGCTTCATTATTGAACCCTTCATGTTGTTTGTGTCACCACATACCCAACATTTAAAGACGTTACGATGATAATTGATTTCTAAGTTTCCCTTACCATCACCTTCGACCATACCTTTTTCATGAGAACATGCTGGACAATCAAATTGAATTTGTCCAGTTTCTTCGTTTAATTTTCTATTATCCCCTAGAAAACTCTCTAATACATTTACTATAAAAAAATCCATACCGCAAAGGTACTGATTTTAATTGATTAAATTTAATTTTCTCATGTTAAAAAAAGCCAACCCAACAGCATAACTATCTGTCATGTCAAAGTTTTCTTTCTTAAGTTTATTGTATTTATCATAAAACCACATTATTTGTGGTTCTAAATCACACACTTTTTCGAAAATAACATATTTTTTATCTACATTAAATGGGTAACCACCAAATAACACAGGGGTGTTTTTAGCTATTTGTTTTTCAGTTAGAGGTGTTCCATCCTTTTTAGCGATTCTAACCCCCATAAGTTCTGGAAATGCGTATTTACGTGCATCGTAAGAAGAAATGAAATCTGGTACTACCCCTAAAACATCATAAATTGATTTTGAGATGATTCCATTAAATTTTAATAAGGTAGCAACCGTATAAATATTATTTGATTGTAATAAAGGTTCTTCGATTATTACTCTAGTTATACCGAAATCTTTATAATTTAATAAAAATTCTTTTTCAAATAATTCAACTTTTAAAAATAACTCTTCTAGTTTTGTTTTTGGTTTCGGTTTTACTTTAGGTGATACATGGTGTAATAGTTTAATTACCCCTTTACTACCTAAGTCTTCAAAAATAGAAATACCTATTGTTGTTGATGATACATCTAATGCTAGGATATACTCTTTTTTATTTGGTTCCATTTGTGTTGTAAATTTTTATTAATGTTAACATTTTATTTTAAAAAATAAAGATTAAACTACAATTTTAACACCAATCGCTAAAAATTCGTTTATGTTTTTAATAACATGTCTGTCGGGTTTAGCAATCGCAATTAAGTTATCTAACTCATCATATAACCCAACCTCACTAATTCTAGGTGTGTCACCTAAATTGAATGTTCTATTGTTTGATAATCCAAATTCACCTCTATCTGCAATACATATAATGTTTTGGTTAATATTAGTTGATACACTATTAAATTCAATTGTGGTTCCATTTGCGGTTGAAATATCAAAATGGTTAACAATTACTTGGTTGGTAATAACAACGAAGCCTTTATCTAAGTAAACTACACCCACCGATTCATCCACAACAACACCCAAATTTGGTAATGATTGGAAATTATAACTTTTTTTATTATTTTGTGAGAACGGTTTCGTATTACCATATCCAGTCGCCCAACTCATATCAGCATTGCCACTAGGTTTTTTTATTGCATCACAAAATAACATTGCTACGTTATCTCCTTGATTTTTAGTTTGTGGTGATGTATCAGCGATTAACGCATCCATCTTGTTTGGTGTGTTTACCCCAGATTGGAAAGTAGAATAAATCGTATATGTTCCAGCTGATGTTGGTATATCTATCTTCACAGTTTTACCATCAATACATTCACCATATTCTGAGTTATTAATTCCAATAACTAAAATTTTAGAAACACCTAAACCACTCAAAGCGGTGTCACCAAAACCACCTTGTCTATTTAATCTTGTTGTATAGTTAAAATCTTCTGTAGCATTCAAAGGTAAACCGAAAGTATAGTATAAATTAACAAGACTATCTGTCGTAGAAGACCTATCGATTACGTCTTGTCTTAATAGTCCAGAACCAATAATATTTACACCATTTGAAACCACTTCCGATGAAACGTCAATACTATTATTTGAAATTGGTTTCATAGAAATACCATTAGAGTTTAAGATTAACTTTGATTTAATGTTAATAGTTTGTGTTGTACTATTACTTATTGTTGAGTTTGTCCCTATGTTTCCAGCGGAACTAGGTATATCACCACTAGTAAGTACTTCTGGTATGTTGTAATTTGCGTCAGAATCACCCAAGACGAATGAATTTATTTTTCCCGTACCAGACATCATTCTACTTCTACCTAAAGGTGTTAGTTTAGCTGTTAAGGTAATATTTGGTGTTAAGCTATTGTATCCCATATTAAAAATCTATTATTATTATATAAATATATTGTATTTACCGTTTTGGTTAATTATTGTTAAAAGTCCATACTAATTTCAAGCATTATTGTGTTGTTACCAATTAACGAAACTGGGTTTGATAGTTTACCAATACAAACAAGTGTATTAGTAGAATCATAAACCCCTACTTCCGATATTTTAATATTCGGTGGGTTTGTCAAAGGGTTTTTACTCCTAGTTGGATTACTAGTTGTATTGAATTCACTTCCATTTACTCGTATATCAAAAATCGTTTTATAGATTGTGGCCCCAATATGTGTTGTTAAATTCCCGTAAAAGAATTTTTCATCACCAAATTGTAAATAATCTGGTTCTGTGTTTGGTGGTAAGTTTAGTTTTTCAATAATACTAAATGGAATGGCTGTATCATTCTTGGTAGAATCTAAAACAAATCCAGTAATTAACGGGTTTTGATTCTCTAATAATATAGGGTCAATAAATTCTCCAGCCCCAACAGTTATTGCATTAGAAGTGAAATCAACTTCACTCCATTGCGTAGGGTCTGGTCTATCATTAGCATTTTGAACAATTTGATAAATAAATTTGAATTTATTTGCATAGAAACCTAAACCGTCTGATGATGTTTCTTTTTTACGCATATATGGTAACAAATCAATTTCACTAATTTTAAATGAAACGTTCTTACTTGATGCGGTGTTGTTAGTTACTTTAGTGTATTTTTGACAAGGCATTGCTGTCAATAAACCAGAATTATCTGAATTTTCTAAAATATATGTCATATACATTGTTTGAGTACTGCCAAGAACACCAGTATTTATCCCAGTTGATGGAGATTCTAAATTTGCACTCAATTCTGGTAATGTCCAATTTCTATTTGATTTATATGAATTGGCCATAACGATTTCATCATCATGAATTACACAAGTTTTAAGTTGTGGGTAAATTCGACCAATAACCAAAGGTGTAGCCGATGTTGGAATAAGTGATGGTTTTTCTATTAAATCGATGTACTCAATATCAGAATTAGGTATCAATTTAGTTGGACCAGTAGCAACGAAGGTCATTCCCATCGTAGTACCTGTGCTTCCAATAGCTCTGTGGTACATTAGGGTTGGCATATATAAACTCAAATATTTACCGTTTGGTACGTCAGTATAGAAAAATTCACCATATAAATTAGAAATCGAATTATTAGTATAATGTATTATAGAAATCGATTTATTTGTATTATCTAAATAACTACTAGTGGTTAAATCACAATTAGTAGGTGTTGAAGAATCTTCTGTAGAACTAGCGAAATATTCCAAATACGGTCTTTTAGTCCCTAAGTATTTATAAGAACCAAACTTAGTGAAATCTTCAAATAAATTTGTTGACGTTAAACCCGTAACACCAGCTAAGTTTTCACTCCATACATTATTCATATTCCAAACTGGAATATCGCTACAATTAATATTGATATTTGAATTAAAAGACAATGTTCCAGAATCCCATTGTGCTGTTGTTGTTTCACTATTTGATACTTCATGGACTTCACCACCTTTATAGAAAACCAATACTGACTCTGCTGTATCGTTCTCCATATTTGGTAGGTTTCTATCAAGCCCAATTGTTAACTCTCCACCACTAGTTGATGTTGATTGTACTTTAAACCAAAGATTTGGTAAAGCTCTTAAGTTTTCTAATGTGTTAACATTACCTGTTGTTTCGTTACCCAATTTTAATAGCAATAAATCACCAGTGTTAATTGTGTTTCCAGCCGTTACTGGAAATACAATATTCATAGTTCCATCGATGGTCGAATTATTTACTATAATTGAATCTTGGTAATAATCAATTACCGTTAAAGTGCTAACATCTAAATCACCAACTCGAATAAAGAACCCTCTTTCCTTTGCTTGGTTGTTTACCACCGCTTTAACTACACTCATCACTGAACTATTAATTTCTTGAAACGGTACGGATGTACCTCTAGTTATAAATGATTTGATGTTCGGTTGTCTATCAAAAGGTTTTAACACCATACTAGAACCTAACATACCTTCATTCCCATCTATAATCGATTCTCTACTGTAGTTAATTTCAGAATCACCAATAACCCAAGATTTAAAATTTAAATTTCCTAAAGCTAATTTTTCACGACCCTTTTCTGTTAGTTTTATACTAACGAACGGTGATGTTGATTTAATAATATATGACATAATTTTGTTTGTTTTAATTTATTTTTATAAGACCTTTTGGTTATCATGGTTATCATGGTTATCATAGTCATAAATATTCAATAGTAAATAATTTTAATATGAATTTATCGAATTAGTGGCAATAACTATTGAAATAATCTCACTCACGATTGAATCGTCAATTATTTCACCACAAATCGTTTCATATCTTTTATTGTTAATTACTCTATAATATAACTTGGTACCAAATTGCCCTTGAAGGTCAAAAACATGACTATAATAATTTGAACCGATAACATACTCAGTTTCCCCACTATAATGTATGTTAGAAAATTCTTTGTCTAACGCTACTTCAAGTATAAAAAAACCATTAATTTTTGATGGTGCTTTATCTATTTTCCACGTTATTTCTGGTGTCCTAGTAGACAAACCCATTGACACGCCAGTATTAGGGTAATAAATCATCGTAACTATATCACCAAAAAGTAAATCCCCATTAAAAATTAGTCTATTTGGGTTTGTTATTGATTTATAGTAATCTAAGTTTTCAGCTAGCGTAACACCATTCAAAATCACCATTACGCTACCGTTTGAATTAATTGATGTATATATTTCATATTTTTCACTAGTAGTGTTGAAATATACTAACTCAAATCCTTGATTATCCGTAATACCACTCAATATTGGTGACTCAATAACTATGGAATCACTAACTAGTTTAATTCCACCTACTGATGAATAGACAATTGAGATAATATCATCTGGGTATGTTGGTTCATTCAGTGTAATCAAGTTGTCGCTATAGCTATAATCATAACCTAAAGATAAAACCAACCCATTTAATGTAACTATAAATTGACTACTAAGACCAGTTTGACTTAAAAATTGTGTTTGACCATCCGTTGGGATGAAAACTTGTTGGGTTAATCCACCAATTTGCGGTGAATCACTATTATTTTGCGTAAATAGTGGTATTTGAGCTTGATTTATTGCCGCAAAATAGTAATCGTATTCGCTGTTATAAATTCCGTACTCTTTTCCATGTATATAGCTTCTTGTATCAACAGTTTTACCTATTTTTTTCAGAAAATCAGTGTGATTTTCAAAACGATAATAACCTTTTATTAGATATTCTCCATCGATACCTAATTTATCAATGGGGATATCATCGGATAGTGTATTTAGCGAGGTAAAAGAGTCTTGTTCAAACTCAATTGATTTATAAACTGGTGTTGCAGAAAATTCATTTAATAAATCTGAATACTTGTAGACCTCATACCTAAACTTAGCGTTTGTATCAATAATACTATCGAAATTGTTTGTTATATTAAAATTAATGGAGATTGTAGTTAAAGTAGGGTTTAATATGTGAATACCACCCGTAACACTACCACCACAATTAATTTTAATTGCGTTGTCCATATTATAGATAGGTGTTTCGAATATATACATATCCGAACTCATATTTACGTTTGATGTAGTTCTATTTGTATAAATACCACTATTGGTATATATTGGTTCTTGATATCTCATTAGTAATTCATTTCAATTATTATCATCTCTAAGTTCTTTTCGTTCGGTAAACCGAAAATTACAGGTGTATTAATCGCACTAGTTTTTTCAGTATTTCTTAGGTCTTGTAAAACACCCATAAAACCAGAAATGTTGATGAGGATACCATCTTGTAACTCCCCAGTAATACCTGTTAAATAATTTGTGTTCGTAACCACATGATTTAAAATATTACCCTCTATTCTATTAACTAATTTAGCCATTATACTTATTTTTTTTATGTTTTAGAAGGTGGTATCAATATCACCTTCATAAATTGCCTTACTATTCACTGAACCGATGAACTCAGAACCACTGTTAATCTGTTTTATGTAAACCGAATTACATTTATACGGTTTGTTTTCATATGAACCACTTTCAATTTTTGTTAACTCCACACCAACATTGAAGTTAAATCCTATACCGTCACCGTTAGTCTCTACTAATATTATCATTCTTTGATGAATGTCGTATATGGTTTTAAAAGAAGCAATGTAATTATCATAAAATATTCTATCAAAACAATTAGTAGAGTTTAGGTCAAATAATTTATCGGTCAATATATCCATATTATCGTAATGTGAGTTAATCGCCTCATTAAGCTCTTGACGTAAAACCGTTAATTTATTAACAGTACTTATTGATAAACTATTACTTTCAATAGAGTAAGTATAATACGTACCAAAACATCTCATAGCTGCATTATTTAATTCCCGTAATGTGGTAGCGTAATCAGACCAATCTGATGGTATAGAAACACAATCTAAGCCCTCTAAGTCAAATAAATACATATTATTATTATTATTATTATTATTATTATTATTATTATTATTATTATTATTAATTATCTACGGACATTCGTCTATAAAAGTATCTAATAAATTACCTAAACATTCATTTACTAAATTTAAATTATTTAACACTAGATTACAACCACTACTAGGTCTAGCTTCAACACAAGAAAATAAAGTACTTTGTTTATAAGTAAATTTTTGTTGGTCAAAAATAGTGTTACCGTAAATTTTAACACTACCCCAAATTGTCGTTGATGGAATAACTTGTTCTATTAAGTCCACCCAATAGTCACCCATTAGTTTAGCAAACTCTTCTATTGTATAATAATTAAAACCAGAAGTAATTACACCACATTCGTTGTTGTTATTATACCTATCGTAAAGTGTTCTTAGTGTTGCATAAGAATTAATTGTTTGCCTATTTTTTACATCAATCAATTCTTTACTAAAAAATTCTCTTATTTTACTAAGACTTTGTTCTTCGTCAAAGTTAATAGAAACTAAATTGTTAAAGTCAACGTAATCACCACAACCCTTGTTAGAAACCTCATTGTTACAAGTATCTGTACTAATTTCTGGATTTAAAATACATGGGTTATTTAAAATGGATTTCCATACATCATACTCAATTGCTTTCGCAATGTTAATATCTAAATCAATTTCCTTTGAGTTAATAATTAACCTATCGTCTGGAACCACATAATCAGTTATTCTAATAACTTCAGTATTGTTTACATTTTTAATCTCAAATTCTCTATCATCCGAACTACCGTCTACCCAAGATTTCTTGTTGTCAATTACCCTAGTTAAATTAAATCCAGGTGATTCTGTAATCAAAATATCTTCACGCTCAACTTGAACACATTCTTTATTAATTGAAATGTTATCAATCAAAACACAAAATTCGCCATAACTATCATTTAACGTTAAGGATAATTTAATTTTCTTATTTTCTATCCTACGAATAACCGCTTGGTCAGTAATTAAAGTACTATGGTTCAACCAAGTAGACCCCATTATTGTAGATGCTAATGATTTATTAAAAACTGATTCACCGTTTGATTGAGTAACTAACCCAGATTCATCAAATAATTCTCGTAATATGATTAGTTTTACTACCGAACAAACATTTGGGTTTGAGTCCTCAATAGTAGTTTCGCCAGTAAATGTTAATTCATTAAAAATAATAGATTGCGTACTATTGGTTGGTGAAATAAAAAAACCACTATTATTAGGGTGAATCGTAAGGTAATCATACATGTTACCAGAACCAATTTTGCTAAAAACAGAACTTGAGTCAACTGAAACTAAATCATCGTTTTCTATAATCTCAAGCGACATTGTTAAGTTTATTGATTCTAATATACGTAATATTGACCTAGGGAGTGATTGATTACGAACTAAATTATTTAAACTTTCACATTTTAATTTAAATAAGTAATCAAAATCAATTCTCAATGAACAGTTATCGTTAATATCAGATGAATACAATGTTCCATCTTCCTCTTTTGTGTTTAATATTATTTTAATTTGTTCTGGAACAGCACATTCTACTTCTGGTTCTTCTTTTGTTTTCCACATACACGTTTGTGCATCTAAATCGTAATGGAGCACACCTTTGACAAGTTCTGAACCATTTAAGAATAAACAACATTCTTCGGAAACAACTCTAGGTGTTAATATACCATCACCATTTGGTAAATAAATTGATATCGACCCATTTGGGTTATAAACCAAATACTCACCACGGTTTTCCATAACAGTAGACCATAAATCATCACACCAATTTTTTCCCCCTTCAATCATTTTATTTATTTATTTATTTATTTATTTATTTTATTATGGTGCACAATAATAATTACCATTAGGTCAAATACCGCCAGTAAATGGTGGTGGTTATTCTAGACAATGGCTTATATCAAAATCACCATTAGGTCCCTCACAACCTCTTGGTGGTGGTTCTGTTTCTGTACAACAATTGTTAGTATTTACTTCTATTGTTCCATTACCGTTAGGCTCATCTATTGTTCCATTACCGTTACGCTCATCTAATGCTATCGCAACACCTTGTGGACGAGCTGATACACAAACAGTTTCATCAAGTAAAACAAATATAGATTCCGCTACATCCTGTCCACATCTATAGACAGTAAATCTAGTCCCAAAAGGTTGTGTTTGGGTTGGGTCTGCTATTGGAATAGAAGTTAAATCGTAACATACACAATTTGGTTCTACTGGTTGTGTTCCTGTTACTTCCCAAGCACAAGTTGTATCGTTAAAGCTTCTAGTTTCCCAACTGTCTAATGCAGTTGTTGGTTCTACTGGTTGTGTTCCTGTTACTTCCCAAGCACAAGTTGTATCGTTAAACCCTCTAGTTTCCCAACATTCTAATGCAGTTGTTGGTTCTACTGGTTGTGTTCCTGTTACTTCCCAAGCACAAGTTGTATTATTGAATATTGCTGTTTCGTAACAAGCTGTTGTTGGTTCTACTGGTTGAGCTTGCTCTGTAACGGTTACTGTTGCCGTTGCATTTACACAAGGAGCGACTCCAGTGACTGTATAGGTATAAACCAATCCAACATTACTCCACGTGCCACCAGATGCTGGTGTTCCTAACAATGCTGCAAATAAATCTGCATTTGTTGGGGTAGTTCCTACACAAACTACCCCAACTGTTAGTGTTCCGTTTGTCCCTGCATTTGGTTGGACCACACAACCAATTTCTGGGTCTGGTATTACTATACAACAATTGTTAATACTTAGTCCTATCTCTGCACCACCATTAACACTAATAACTGGTGACGATAAACAAACATTAATACTTTGACCAAATTCAATAGCCATAACCTCCGCTACATCCTCTCCACATCTAGTGAAAGTAAATATTCTACCAGAAATTAGTGGTTCGTCCTGACCCTCAGTCGGAGTTAAAGTGTAACATAAACAACTTGGTTCTACTGGTTGAGGTGGTTGAAAAGTAAAATCACAACAATCAGTTGAACGCCTTCTAATTTCGTATTCGGTTCTTAATAAGTCAATATTTTCAGTAAAACCATCAGATGGTATAATTATTCTACACCCAATACCTATAACTCCAGTAGTTGGGTCGGTTACACCAGACTCTGCAACAGACCATAATGGTGGACAAAATGAATTATTAGGCACAAGAATTGTCTCAATTCTAAACCCAGAATTATCTACAATATCAGTTATAAAAATTAAAAATTCGCTACCTATATTTATTTCATCAGAAAGTAACCACCCACATTGACAACCTGTTACTTGTGGTGGTTGAAAAGTAAAATCACAACAATCAGGTAAACTACTTCGTCTTTCGTATTCGATTCTTAATAAGGCAATATTTTCAGTAAAACCATCAGATGGTATAGTTATTCGACAAGCAATACCTGTAAATCCAGTGCTTGGTTCGGTTACATCAACTTCCGCATTAGACCATAATAGTGGACAAAATGAATTATTAGGTACAAGAATTGTCTCAATCCCAGAATTATCTACGAAAACTAAAAAGTCGTTATACGTATTTATTTTATCAGAAAGTAACCAACCACATTTACAATCCACTTGAACGTTACAGTTTGGTCCAGTGCAACAAATGTAGCCGTTTATTCTTTCATCGGTTACTTGATTATAATATTCAACTAATGTGGGTAAACCACCCAAAAATTCACAACACGCTCTATCAATGAAATTAGTTACGAACGGGACTACAGCACCATTAACCATAAAAATAGACCCATCAGAATTGTATTGATATTTTTCAAAAACATACATGTCCGTATCGGTATTATTTGTTGGGGGGCTAACTAAGTTATCACAAAGTAAGGTTGGTTCAACAAGCCTAAGTGTCGCTTTGATACAAATACTTAAAGCGTCATCACTAAGACCAGTAGGGCAGCCACATAAGTCCAAATTCTCCTCTGATATTGGGTCGGAAACTATTTCTATAATAACCTCCGTACAATCAGTTAACTCACTTCCATCAACGTTAACAACATTGACAAACGTTTCGCCACTATATCCAGTTATCTCACCCATAGAATAATTCAAGAATAAATTAGTTGTTTCCGTTGAAGATGTTTCACCACTAATCGTAACAGCCGAAAAATTAGGTATTAAATTTTTTAATTGATTAATGTATGTACTCCCACCATCGTAAGGACCTGAATGTGGGTTATTACCAGATGAAATATCTATAGTAGAACCACTACCGCCAGTTTCTCTATACCATAAACCTTTATTCTGAAAATATAAGTCTGGTGTATTACTTGAAAAGAAAGGAAAGCCTTCAGAATCAATAGGATAAAAACTTAACTCTGTATCTAACCCATTTAATTCTAAGACTTTACTAAAAATTTCTAAATCTAATGGTTTATCTACAACATAGACATATTCGTTAAATTCGATTAATCCTTGCGGTGCTCCAATAAATTTTAATAGAAATTCAATTGTTTTTCTAGTACCTTTTGATTTCCAAATCCAAGGCGTATTTAATATAATCCTTCTCCAAAGTTCAATGTCTGCATCTACTGGTGATAAGCCAACTGATTCACCCCCGTATTGTTTGTCTGATGTCGCAATATAGTTAGTCAGTAAGTTATTATCTAATACAGGTGCAACCAATTCCCACCCTAAAACCTTTGCTAGGGTCTTTAAGTATTTATCTGGTGTATTATCTAATTTATTATAAGTTACTGTATTAGCAAATGAAATACCAGTAATAAATTTATTTATTTCATCAAAACTAACCCCATATATTTGTAGCGTTTTATTAACTTTTTGTCCTGAAGTATCAATGTGTTCTTCAGCTAAATGAACGGGTACCGTGTCAAAAGCTGATATAGATTCTGACACTAAAAACCTAGTCATTAAATTACTATTAATTGAATCACTATTTTCTGCAATATTAAATAATTTTGAAGCGAAAGAAATGTACTCAGTACTATCGTAATCAATATTATACCCATCGGTAACTGGCCATGTTAAAGATTCATTAGAATAAATAACCAAACCACTATCGGTTCTCTTTGGGGTATTAAAGTAAGATTTATATTTTGGAAACGAATATCTATTTAATAAATAGCCATTAAATTCACTTAAATCGTTGTAAAATAACCCTTCAATTAATTTATTAGGTTTTATATGGTAACTAATTTTAGTGCTTTTGTCCTTCAATACATCACCTTTTACTGTTAAAGACAAAAAATCTGAAGAAACATTATTTGAACCAACAAACCCAATAATGGGAAATTCAACACCATTAACCAGTATCACATAAGACCTATAATTACTTACTAAATTCCTTAAATCATTAGTCTCACTAAATGTTTCGACAATAGACCCACTTTTTAAGTAATTTATTATAAATTTATTTGTTATTAAATTAGTATTTACTAAAAAAGTAGAAGTATCGGTGATGTTATCATACAAATAGTCACCCATAGTATCTAGATTCTCAACTAAACCAAGAGTGTTTGTATTTAAAGAAGTTACATATAATGAAGCTGGCCATTTAGTGATTACTTCTTCTAAATTCACTCTAATAAATTCAGTTAAAGAACCAAATAAAGCATAATATTTTAATTTAGTTTTATCTAAGTTTAAATAAGTTCCAGTATTATTAGCCAGTAACATTTTTGTCTGTTCTTCAGTTACGTCTAATGTAGATAAAGAATAAAAATCAGAAAATTTATCCACATTAAAAATTTTCGTATTTTTAGCTTCCATGTTTGTGGTAATAGAAAAATTACCCATAGTAAACAATGGGGTACCACCATCACTAGTTAGTTGTAAACCAACTAAGTCTGGTGTAAAATTTCTATATTCAATGTTACCGTTATATACATGTTTTTTTACATACCCAACAGCTTTAAATTTCTCCATTTATTTTTATATATTAGTAACATTATTAAATGTTTTAGTAAAATCAATTCCAGTTCTTTCTTCTCTAACTTCGAACAATGGTTTACCAGTAAATCTATCTTTTATTTCATACAAATTAAATTGCTTATAAATATCATTATTAAAATTGTATATAGTATAAATACCATCATCAAGGCTTTTTGTTTGATTTCCTAATAAAGCATACGCTAAAGTTTCAATATCGTGTTCAACCATCTCAACCTCAATCATTATTGGATTAAATAATGTGTTGGTTAAAATTATTTGTTGGTCAGGTTGACCAATAAATGGTAAAGCGTTTGGTCTTACATTAGACGCAGACGCTGGTGATACAGTACAAAAGGAAAGTGAAGAACTATCATTAAAACGATACCTAATCGCTTTTTGCATTACGTTACTTAAATTCTGGTTTACTGGTTCCGCTCTGTTATTCGAGGTTATTACTCTAAATAACCCGTTTAATTTAGCATCTGAAGTACTATTGGGGTTATCGCTTTTCAAATATTCTATTCTATAACCAACTAAACCATCATTTTCGAATTTACTGAGAAATTGTGCTGGTAAATTAGAGATGTCAAAAACAAGTCCTTTTATATCTGGATATGCTGATAATACACCAACGTCAACTATTTTTGTTCTGATTTCAACAGGTTTAATAATTATTGAATAAAAACCTTTAGCACCAAATGTTGCTACTGGTAATTTTAAAGTATACATACCACCAAATACCTCAAAACCAGTAACAGTTTTGTTTGGGTGGTCAATTTTAATTAATACCTCTGATGGTACTAATCTATTTAAAGTTGTTTCTCCTTGAGAATCCCTAGAAGGGCTGTAGTGATAAAATATCTCAACATCTTCTGGAGATATATCTGCTGGTCTTACTACGCCATAATTTCCTGTTGCAAAATACATGTTTGTTTCTGTTTTTATTTAACATAACTCTTTTTAATTAAAAATACATGTTTAATTAAAAAGATTCATTTGTTGTTTATTTATTTATATTATAATAACCATTACCGTATCTAACTAGTTCTGAGATGTTTCCTATTTCTGCTAATCTTAAATGTGGTCCTAAAAGGTTTATTGCCCCTCTATCTATAAAGATATCGTTTTTTATTTCTGGCGTAGAAATAATGCCAAATAAATAATTTTTTTTAATTAATGCAGATAATGAAGTATTCGTCATATTCCAACCTTCATTAACAAACATAAAAGTACTATAGGGGATATTTCTGTTCGTATTGGGATTTTGAGGTTCACTATAAAAATCCATGTATTGAATACCGTTAGTTTGCTCTAAAGTACCTATTTTATCGTCATCTACTGTATCAAATACATATATTTTAGGTTCATTCATTGAAATAATCCTATTTACACCTATAACACTTAAATCCTTATAGTTAACATAGGTTTCACTCCCTACGTTAAAATTTGTTCTAAATGGGTCTGATGTTTTATATGTTCTTAAGTCCTCTAATTTACTATCAGTCGTCCCGCTTAATCTTTTATTTAAAGTTGAGTAGTAAGACGTTTCGTCAATACTTGGGACCCTTAAAGTCACTTTTTCTGTTTCACTTAGATTAATTGGGTATCTAGTTGGTACACTCATAAATGGAAACGTTAAATTTGATTCATTTAGTTTTGAAACCAAAATAGAATAGTCTGGGATTTCATTTACCTTGTTTTTAGGAATAAAATCAATATCGGTAAATAAACCCATATCATCTATATTTTGAGTCAACATAACTTTAATATAGAATGTAGTTGCTGTTAAAGTTCCCCAATTTTCACTTCCTGCTTCTCTATTTATGCTAGACTCCAAATGTATTTTTCTTTTAATTGTTTCCATTATAATGCATTTATTTGATATAAATTTATTATTGTATTTTTAGTCGTGTGTTCAACATTAGTGAACGCACCAACACTAAGATTACCTTGATAAGTAGAATCAACTTCGTAAAAGTATCCCTTACTAGTTCTAGTCAATATAAATCTAGTATAAAGTTCGTGTAATAATTTATCTATAAATTGTGGTGTGTTTTTAACCATTAAGTTAGTTGACTTACCTGTTTTAGCATTTTTAAAACCAGCTCTCATGTAAAGATATTTTTCTTCACCTATTTTTAAACTATCTTTATAATCGTATAAATAATAACCTTCTGCGAAACCTCTTGGTGAAGTTAATGGGTTGTCCAATATAAAATTTATTGGTATATTTGATACGTCTTTTGGTTGTCCTGAACTTGAGATAGATTGACTAGATGGTAAAAAATCTCCAGTGTTTAAATTAGCATACAAACTTGCATTGGTTACTATATTTTGAGTCATTGGATTATCACTATCATAAAAAAGTAAACTTAAAAATGTTTGTTTAAATGAACTTTTTCTGAATTTAATATCTTCGTTATCGAAACCAATAAGACCAAATGTATCCACATATTGTCCTTCATTTAACATATTAATTTTATAGATAATTTTATCTAAAGGTCTACCACTTGAATTTATTGGTGAAAACCTAGTTCTATCATAATCTAATATCGAATTAATCGCTTTTTCAACTTCAACTTCAACAAATTCTTTTTCAATTAACTCAGAATTATCAACTACTTGATATTCCATTGGTATCGTGAAATTTATTGTTGTCGCTGAGACCCCATTAAATGAAGATAGAGGTATCTTAAATTTATTAACATTCATCTGCTGTACTTTCTGTATTAATTGAAAATCTATCTGTTATTCTATCACCAGTAGGGTCGGCTGGGAATTTACTGTAGTAAAGTTTCCATAACCCAAATTGGTCTTGTCTTGTTAATGCAAAGGTTTGACTATTATATAAATAGTGAACACCATTTAAAAATGGGTAATCAATCGATTGAGAATCCGTTTCGTTAAAACCAATATCTAATAAATCCCTCCATAAAATTCTACCATCATCCATTTCTTTAGCATATAATGGAATCCCATCCGTATCCGAATCACCCTCTTCTATGTAATTGGAAAACTCCCTAATTTTTATTTTATGATGCGGTTGATAAAAATATCCTTCTTGTCTTGGTCCTAGGTTTATTTGTTCGTTAGTGTTAGATAACTTATTTTTTAAGTAGGTGATAGGTGATGACGATTCTCTATTTATTGTGTTAAATCTATGTGAAATAACAGCTAAAATAGTTTCATCCAATAATGTTTCATTGTACTCCACTAAATCCCCATAAAATTCGTTATTATTCGTAAACCCATTATTATTATCTATCATAACGTTATTTTCAAATGGTGTATGTGATTTAAAAGGAATAGAACCACCATTATGAATTTTGTTTATAACTGGAACTGATTGTAAATACTCATGAAACCCACTATCGTTTAATCTTTCTAAAAAGGGTGTTTCAATCCCAGAAGATACATTCGTAAATAAACCATTACTAGAGGTTTTTATAGTAGTAACGTAAATCTCGCTAATAGGTCTACCTAGATTATCGGTTAAACCATTAACATCAATATCTTCATTTAAAACATATTGAACTATTTGGTCATTAAAGATATTTTGACTAAAACCTAATTGATAAGATTCATAATCATCTGATTCCATATATTCCGACAATCTAGTTTTTATTTTTGAAAATTTTCTAAAATAATATTCAGATTCTGATTCGTTTACTATTTTTTTAAACCTAGATGAATTACTTATCGCACCTGTATTTGGAGCATTAATTGTAAAATAATAATTTTTGTAATCACCATTATCTAAACCAACTGAAACCACTTCGTGAATACCATTATACCCACTAGTTCCAGTAATTTTAACGGTATCCCCAATAGTTAAATTATGGTTACAAGCTATCCCAAATGCAGTCATTTCTTTTGTTGAAACAGTTACTGTTTTAGTTTCAATAATTAGAAGACCACCGTTAACCATTGGGTGTGCTCTATCAGCCGATTTTGGATATGTTATCACAATTTCCCAGTTTTTTACTGGAGTATTTTCTGATGTTTTTATTAGTGGGTTATTGTCTGGTAGAAACGAAAATCTACTTCTTTTTGGCTCCATATCATTAAAACCACAAACCCCCTTTATATTTTTGTTTGGTTCGTAATAACCGAACCAACCATCTTTTTCTTTTAGATTATTAGTAATGGATTCATTAAAATATAAATCGTTACTATCCATTATGCTGTTATTTTTAGGTAATGTTTTATCTAAAAATTCAATTTTATTAAACCCAGCTATGGTGTTTTTATCTAATAAAATTGAATTAGTTAAATTAAACAATGGGTTAGAAACCAATGGGTTTATTGTTCCAATTAAACGATAGAAACTACATCTTTGTCTTTCAGTATTAAACCTATCTGCAAGATTTACTATTCGATTTATCTCGTTAGTTGGTAGAAGTTTATTTTTACCACTAATATTTAAATTTAATAAAACATCTTTATTAACGGAATCTTTTGATTTCTCATTATTTAATCTTTGTTGAATTCTCATTGTGGTAGGGTTATGTTAATGGATATGGTATTTGAAACACAACCCTTATTATCTATTACTCTTACTTTTACTGTACAGTTAGTGGCGTTTTGACCATTAACTTGTGCAACGTTTCCAGTAATTAATTGTTCGTTAGTAATCATTGTTGTTGTTTGTTCAGAACCAATAACTTGACTAGGTGTTTGACCACCAATTAGTCTTCTTGCTGTTACTTGATATTTCACCTCGTAAGGTCCTCTATTTACTTCATTTGACAATAAATGACTAATATTAAATTTAAACTTAACTGTTGAATTTGAAAGTTGTATAACTTGGTTACCCGCAACTATCATTAATGGAACTAATGGGAGTATCATTTCTGAAGTATCAATTTCTATTATTTCACTAAAGCATGTATATTCAATGTTGGCCATCCTTAGTTCCATACCACCAAACGGGAGTTTAGTTCTTGGTATGTTAAAGGTTAAAACACTATCACTATCAATGTAACCATTAACAGTTATTCGTTTCCAATCTTCAGAAGAATTTAATGAATACTGAATATAAACTTGTGACCCACTGTAAGGTGAAGTAACTTTAAATTTAATAACATACTCAGTTGCACTACATTGACGAGCTAGTGTAGTCTCATCTGCTTTTTCTATTTCCATAAATGGTGTAATACTGATAATTTCTATCTCTTCTTGTACAGTCGTATTAAAATTATCAGTAACCTTAATGGTGTATCGACCATTTGCTAAATTTTGATTAGACAAATCAAAATTCTCGTAACCATTATCAGCAGTCACATAGGTAACAAACGGTCGTTGACCACCTACTATTAAAGTGTTTATTATACCGATTGTATCACCAAAACAAAGATTATCCTGTTTAGTGAGTGCTAACGTAAATAATGATGCACCTGAAACAACTAAACCCGTAATTATTATCGACCCACCAACTGAATCAAAAACAATTAATCTATAATCATCTTGGGGTAAATCACGTATAGTTATAGGTGACACATAGAGTTCATTAGTAATTATATTATCACCACTACTATTTTTTAAAGTATAAGTATATGGGGAAGTACCACCACCAATATTAGATAAACTAATTTCTCCATCGGGAGATAAAACACTTGTACTATTTTTATTAACACTTGCGTCAGCAAATAAACTAAGTGGGTTACTAATAGTAAACGATTGATTTACAGGTACACCGTTTGAATCACTAGAAGATATTGTATATATTCCTATAGTTAAACCAGTAATTGTTACAGTTGATTCAGTTGAACCACTAAAACTATACCCATTCGGGCCACTTAAAACAAAAGTATAGTTTGGTGAACCACCAACAAATGTTATTACAACTGTACCATCTAATGTCCCGATTGCCGAAACCGCAGTAGTTGAAATTAAAATATTGAATTCAGAGACAATTGTTGGGTCACAATAATTAAAAAATGATTGTTTCAATTTACCTAAACTATTTTTTCTTGGAGATAAACCAAAATAAAAATAATATGAGTTTTCGTATTGTCCAAAGTTCTTATCACCCACAATCACACCACCTTTTCTGTAGTTTCTAAAATCAATATATTCAAAACCGTTTACCTTTTCTCCAGTTACTTGATTTACAGCTGTGAAATCATAAATAGAGTCATTTAAAAGGTTAAAATTTGTGTTAAAACCACTTCCATATAATTCTTCAAGTTTCCATTTTTTTCGGTCTTTATTTAATGCATAAAAAGCGTCTCTAAACCATTTTACTCTTGAACCATCAGTTACGTCAATGTCGTCAATACCAATGTTTGTATCAGCTTTGCTACCACCTTCATCTTCTCTATTTTTGTCATTTTCAACTCCGTATTCGCATATATGTCTCATATTTAGACATTGTCTATAGTCGCTTCGTAAACCAAAACAGTCTATGTTGAAAAATAAACTTCTATCTTCTCCGTTACCAACTTTGACTTGACCAGTCTCACTTACTTTATCATTTTCAATTAAATTTATGTCTGGTGGTAGTTTATATGTTGTTGAAACTAAATCATTAACTAAGTTTGGAACACCTTGCCAATCGCATTCAAATACTGACCCCAATAAAATAATATCAGTGGCAAATAATTTCAAACTACCATCGTGCGTTGACCCAGCATAAAAGAATTCATCGTTTTTCTTTTTAACTAAACCTTCCCTTATTGATGACGATTGTTCAGCCTCTTCAGAACGTTTACCACCAGAAAAACAACTATCCACTAACCTATTATTAAAACATTTATTGTCAGGGATACCATCTTCATTGTTGTCAACTCCACCAGCACTTATACCAAAATCTCGACAATCATACTCGCAGAATAGTTCACGTCCTTTATTTCTTTTTGATTTTGAAATAACAAATGAATATAAAGAACCATTAATCCAATCATTATAAAAATCGAATTTAAATAACTCTAAAGATTTAGCCATTTCAAAAGCGACACAATCAGATAAACCACATAAATCAAATATGTCATTAGTGCCATGACATATATCATCAACACCTTCCAAAGTACTTAACGTAGTTTTACCTAAACCTATTGGTATGCGTCCTCCTAAACAACCAGGTGCATAAATCCTAGCATTTTCGCCACAAGTAGCATGTAGACAAGGAACATACTTTAATGGGGTTATTGGTTTAAAACACAGAATCTTAAGCAACCTAATGATTCTAGCAGCACGACATAAGCTACCAGTAATAAGGTTTATAATACGAATTATCGTAATATTTAATGTGTAAATCAACGTATTAATAATAGTGATTATTGCTGAGTTGATTATAAACATTATATAACCAACAATTTGGATTAATAGACAGATAATGAAAAACAAAGCAGTAAATTTTACGTTCACTTTATTATACGGGAACGGTGTTTTATCTCCTATGCAATCATCCACATTCTTTATTCCAGTTATTTGTCTTCCACCACCTGAAAACCCACTAGTTTGGAACCTTGAAATATAATTTGATACCGAATATATTTTATTCCAATATAAATCCCTAAAACTAGTTTCTTTTGTTAATACACCAAACTCATAATCTACTTCATCTGATTTTGTTGGGTTATTCGGAACTAAATATTTAGCTCTAGCGTTCTGATTAGGATTAATAGAATCATCCATACTAATTTTAAATCTAACCGAAGCCTTGGTAGGGATACCCTTATTTGGGTCGTCAGAAAGCGTAAGTTCGCCAAATTCATCAGTAATCACATAATCTAAATTCATTGGTACTTGATAAGCCCAAGAACCATTTTCATCAATAAGTTGTCCACCGTTTACTGTAAATTCTTCAATCTCACCATTAATTGTTTTACGAATCATATCAATAGTCCCTTCACTACTTATTTGACGACACAAAATACCTAATCCTTTTCTAGGTGTACAACTTTGAGTTACTGCTGCTTGTTCTTGGTCCCCAAATATACTACCCATAAAGATAGCTGATGGTTGTATGGTGTAATTTAAATCTAAATCAACTCTTGTTATACCTATCTCGCAATTGTCTATATCACCCCAAAAAGGTTGTACGTTAACACCAATATTAGCTGATTTTACCTGAACTAATTTATCTAAATTGGTCCCACCCTTAAATTTTGTTGTTGTTTCGAATAAGTTAACTTGTGCTCCTTGAGAAATACTATCATAAGGTCTTTGAGATGCTATACCAATATCTGATATATCAGCATCTACATGAATTGTATGGTTACCAACTGGTACACCAAAAATCATGAAATCTCCAGCGTAATTTGTTGTTGTGGTAAATTTATAATATTTTGAATAAATTTCAAATGTTTCTGGGTTATCTAAAATTTCTCTTTTTGATGGGAAAGTACCAATTGGTGTAAAACAAGGGTTTCCGTTGTCTGAATTGGTTGGAAGTAAATTATATCTAACCCCAAAAAAATCCTTGTCACTAACTATGTCATAAGGATAAAGGTTTTTAATTTCTGAATTTTCATTATCGATTTCATCTATTGGTATAAAAACACTAACCTTGGCGTTTGGAACACCAAAACCACTATTCATTATCACCCTACCAGTAACAACACCGTAATCAGAACAAAAGTTTCTATACGCATCTTCTTGTGATATTTTTAGTGAAAGAATCTCAATAAAATCAAAATCTTGTTCTAGTTTTACCTTTAAATATTTATCCCCTCCATTAGGCTTAGTCCTAATCCTAACAGTGTTGTTAGACATATTTTGTTTTTTTTATTTATTCGTTATATCCTCAACGTTTAACATTAAATATTCGTCATCTTCGTCATCTTCGTCATCGTAATAATCGTCTTCGTTATTTTTATCTTTTTTATTATAAAGTTTTTTCCATTTATTAATACTTTGAACGAAATCAACTTTTTTATTTAAAACAATCACATCAAACATAAACCATATAACCGCCAACATTATTATCGGTAATAACATTAAACCAATCAAAAATCCGATAAATTTAATAATATATTTAATTATATTGGAGTCATCCCCCCTCATTTTTTTATCCGACACTACAAGATTATCACTAATAGTATCACTTTTACATCCACAACCCATATTTTTTTTTATTAAATATAATGTTTATTTTACAAAAGGAAAATATTACCTAACACGAATTTGAATATCTTTTGATGGGTTCTTAATTTCAAACATTGTTGTTGGTTCGCCAAATACAGTAGCGTCACTAGATAAAGATATTTCTCTAGTCTGCTGGTCAATATATTCTTGAGAAATTTCATTTAAACTATACTCACCTCCAACCTTATTTATTACTCTAATATCCATAACGTTTAACACACCACCAACATTGTTAATTAGTTCTATTAATTGAGACATATATATATTATCACCCATTTGAAATTTATTTATATCCATATAATTTCTAATCTCAGTTATGACTTGACTCATAATTTGAGCTTGTGGGAATTGTTTGTCGATGTATAAATCAACCTCAAAAGCTAAATTAACAATTCTACCATTACTAACCTGAATATAATCATTAAGCATTTTATAGTCAGCTAAATAGGTTACAATATTTTCATTTAGAACACTAGTAGAATTATTTGATAATTTACCGTTACTATCTAGACCTAAAATATATATTTTTATTTTATTTTGTTCTTCTAACACACCGCATCTAAAGGGTATACCGAATTTTCCTGGCATTTTAGATATTCTGGTCTGGTAATCTTTAATTGTAACCGCTCTATTTTGAGAAGCAAAATTATAACGTACCATGTGTTTTATTTCATCTACACTTGGTGCATCTTTACCACCTAAAGCTGGAAATAAATTGTTTACCTTTAATGAATCCCTTACAGCTTTATTTTTTGCTTGGTCAACACCGTTAATGATTAGATTTAAAATACCTAGACTATTAATTATGTTTGGACCTAAATTAGTGTTAGCACCACCACCTACTCTGTATCTAATAAACATAGTATTGTTAGCACTCGGAACGGTACCCAATGACAAATTATTAATAAAATTACCAATTTGATTCACTAAAGCCGCATTTGAATCGAATTCATTTAAACTACTAGTATCTTGCGTACCAGCACCGAATATTAACTTTGTAAAACCTAAATCAGTGTATTCACTGATGAATTTTTTTGTGACTGAAATCCATTTTCCTGGTCTTGCCATAGAAGCGTCAGATATTTTAGTTATATCTTCTACAAATATTTTATCTTCAGCCAACGCATCTACTTCATACCATCTATTGTTAGCATCAACAAATTTATCTATTGTTGGTTCTGAACTAAAACTAGTGCCTTGTAAGGTAATAACTGAATCAATTGATAGAACATTGTCCTCTGGTAATATTATCTCAAGAAAAGGTCTCACATCACCTTGCGTTAACACTCTTTTTAAAATTCTAGTATAACCGTTAGTTACTATTTCTCTTTTTATTAAAGTATAGTTAATTAAATTACCATTTGAATTAAAATTTGGTATTATTAATCTGTTTGGAATACCACCAAGTGTAAATGGATTAGAAAAATCAATGTCTGATGTGGTTTCAAATACTTTACCACCACCAGAAACTTGAGCACCACTTTTAATTATTGGTGTGTATGATAGGTCAAAAGTATCACCGTTTATTGGAACAGTTATGTTAAAATCAACAATAGTAACACTAGGTCTTTTTCCAGGTATCTTTAACCCAAAAGTTCTAGCCATTGACAAAACTGACTTTCTTTCTCTAGCATAGTCTATTTGCGTTTCTTGGAACATCCTATCAGTATTTACCGATAACATATCTCCAACGGCAGCGTTTAATTCTAAAAGCATCATACCTACTGATGCATCATTAAAATCGTTAAAAATATCTGGATAATATTGTCTAACCATACTTACTAATTCAGTACGTATATCTGCGAAATTTCTTGCCGTATAACCGATTCCCTTATTTGCCATCTTAATTATTTATAAATAAATATAATCATTTAACTTTATTTGTAAATAATTGTTTATTTACAAATAATTAATTATTTTTTCGTACATTTGCGTAGTTATAATAAAGAAACAATAAGTATGAAAAAAAAGACAATAGAAGATTTTATTTTAGAATCAAATAAAATACATAACAGTAAATATGATTATACTAATTCAGTTTATATAGATAATAACACTAAACTTAAGATAATATGTAGTGAGCATGGTGAATTTGAACAGAAACCTAATAAACACATTTGTAATAAACAAGGTTGTCCAAAATGTGGTTCAAGTAAAACTAGTGATAAACAGAAGAACACAATCGAATTCTTTATTCAAAAGGCTAATGAGGTACATAGTGATAAATATGATTACTCAAAGGTTATATATAAGAACACTAAAACTAAGGTTATAATAATTTGTCCTATCCATGGTGAATTCGAACAAACGCCAGATAATCATTTATCTGGTAGAGGATGTATGTACTGTGGTGGTACAATTAAAATGGATGGAAAGTTATTTATATCTAAAGCTCAAAAAATACATAACAATAAATACGATTATTCAAAAGTTGTTTATACTAATTCTAGAACTAAAGTCACTATAATTTGTGCTATTCATGGTGAATTCGAACAAACACCAAATAACCATCTATCCAAAGAGCAAGGTTGTTTTGAATGTTTAGGTAAAATATACAATACCGACACTTTTAAAACTATATGTAGTATAGTTCATAATAATAAATATGATTACTCAAAAGTAATCTACAATAACTCTCAGGGTGAAGTCGAAATAATTTGTCCTATTCATGGTGAATTTAATCAAAGGGTTGATTCACATAGACAAGGAAATGGTTGTATTAAATGTTCAAATAATGGTACATCGTCTCATGAAATTGAAATAAAGACTTTTATAAAATCACTTGACGTTAAAATTATAGAGAATACTAGAAAAATAATAAAATCATTTGAATTAGATATTTATTTACCAGACCATAAAATAGCTATTGAATATAATGGGTTATATTGGCATTCCGAAATATATAAAGATAAAAATTACCACCTCAATAAAACACAATTATGTTCAGAACAAGATATTCAATTAATACACATATTTGAGGATGAATGGTTAAATAAACAAGATATTGTTAAATCTAGACTTAAAAATATTCTTGGTTTAACACAAAAAAGAGTTTATGGTAGAAAATGTGAAATAAAAGAGGTATCAACAAAACAAGTCAGAGAATTTTTAATTAATAATCATTTACAAGGATATAGTAATTCAAGTATTAGGTTAGGGTTATATTATGAAAACAAGTTAGTTTCTTTAATGACTTTTGGTAATTTAAGAAAGATTTTAGGTCAAAATAAAAAAGAAAACTCATATGAATTACTTAGATTTGTCAATGAGTTAGATACGAGTGTAATTGGTGGGGCCGATAAATTATTTAAATATTTTATAAAAAATTATAACCCAAAAGAAGTTATTAGTTATGCCGATAAACGATGGAGTGTTGGTAATTTATATGAAAAATTAGGTTTTGAATTTATTCATGACTCGAAACCTAGCTATTTTTATATTATAAATAAAGAAAGGAAATATAGGTTTAATTACCGAAAAGATTTGTTAGTTAAAGATGGTTATGATAAAACCAAGTCAGAACATGACATAATGTTAGAAAGAGGTATTTATCGAATTTATGACTCTGGTAATAAAAAATATATTTTAAAATTTTTTACTATTTTGTTTATATGTTTACAACAATCATATCTGATGTTGTAAATACATCGTCTGTTATTGAATATCTTATTGTTAGTGTTGCCGCATGGTCACTTTCTTCTGATTCAACAATTGAAAGTTCATCAATTGTCAATTGGGGGAAATATGCTTTTATTACGTTGTGGATTTCTTCTTTAATTCCGCTCATTGTTAATTCGTCATTTGGTTCGAATATAAACTTCATTAAATCTGTACCAAAATCTGGTTTATAAAGTCTTTGACCTCTTCTAGTAAGAATTAGATGTAGTAGGTCAGCTTTTACTGCTTGGGTATCATTATCATTCAAAGCCAAAAAATGTCCTTTATCGCTATCTTTAAACGGGTAGTTTATATTTATAAATCTTGCCATATTATTCTTTAATTTATAAATATAATAACATTTAATTTTTATAAGTAAATATAGGAATTAAAAAAGGGAGCCAATTGGTTCCCTTTTACTTTTTGTTTTATTTTACGTAGAACAACCTTCACACTCAAATTGACTTTCTGTCGGTTTTTCTGGTTGTTTTACTTTACTCATGTCAATAGCTAAGTGTTTAGCTTTCATTTCAACTGGTTGACTTCTTAAATAGTATTGTCCAGTTTTTAACCCTAATCTCCAAGCTAGAAAATGTGCTGTTGTTAATTTACCTACCGTTGGAGTAGCGAAGAATAAATTTAAACTCTGTGATTGGTCAATAAATGGACCTCTTTCAGCTGACATTTCTATTAAAGATTTTTGTGACAACTCCCAAACTGTTTTGTAAATGTCTTTTAAATCTTGACTAATTGCTGAAATATTTTGAACACTTCCTTCACTTTTAATTAATTCTTGTAAAATATCTCTATTCCATAATCCTTCAGCTTCTAAGTCCCTTACTAGATGTTTATTTACCATCGCAAATTCACCACCAGTTACTTTTCTAACATAAAGATTTGACGTAAATGGTTCAAATGCTTCGTTTGCCCCAATTACTCTAGCTGAGTTATGACTAACACAACCGTTTTCCATTATATAATGATTTACATTAGGTACTTCAATATCCCATGTTGGTTTTACTTCTCCTTTAGATATTTTTTTTATTTTCATTTTTTTTTTCTTAATTTATTAATATTTTTTATTTGATAACAAAACATCGAGGGTTATTCGAAAATATTTAAAATATCGTCATCTAATAAGAGGTCTTTAACTTCAACCCAAGTTTCTTGACCATCTCTATTTACCTTAAACTTATGGTTTGGTGTTGCCTCAAAAATAGAACCATCTTCCATTTCTATTTTGTACACTTCTGAATACGCATTGTATTTAATTTTATCAACTTCTTCGTAACCATTAGTGGTTTTTACATTAAAAGGTTTTAATGGTAACCATTGTTGTAAATTGTTGTCCTCTAAAGCTGACCAATCGATATTATTTTCTTCCAATATATCTTTAAAGGATTTAACACCGTTTTCGGTTTGTATTCTAGTTCCAATAACTTGACAACTAGCAGTTGGTGGTGCTGTTGTTACTAAAGAATTTCTAACACCATATTTAATTATGTCTTCTCTTAATTGTTTCCAATCATGAAGACCAGATAAATCTTCTTCATTTATTCCCCACATTTCCCATTGGAAAACACCCTCAGAAATAGGTGAACCTTCATACCCATGATATTTTAAACCACTTGATTTAGCTAAATTACAAGATTCCTTAAGTGCATTATAATAAATGGTTTCAAAAATGTTTTTATTTAATTTCCTTGCACTTTCTGAAGTAAAAGGAAGTTTTAATATCGCATATGTGTCGGCTAATCCTTGAATACCAATTCCTAATGCTCTTTGCTCTAAACCACCTTTTCTACCTTCTTTTGTAGAATATTCATTGACCTCAATTGCGATATTAAGTGATTTAGTTATTGAACGAGCAACCCTTCCTAACTCAATAAAGTCATATTTACCATCTTTAATAAATTTATGTACTGGGATACTTGTAAGCGTACAAATCGCAGTTGTCTGATAATCAGTCGATTCCATAATTTCTGCACAATTATGTACTAAGATACCGTTCCCAAAGAAATTACTATTACCTTCAACTGTAATGTCATACACCTTTTTATTTTCTTTTAATTTTTCTATTTTTATCATTTTACGTTTTTGTATTTAATATTTCTAATACATCAGTCTCAACTAAATCTTTAGCTAACACATATCCTCTATTTTTTGTGAATATTTGGTGTTCTGGTGTGCAAATAATATGTTTACCAGTTTCCTCATCAGTTATCTTTAAAACATCAGCTGACTCATTCATTAAGGCAGCATTTGTTATCTTTTTATATTCTGGTTTATTTGTTTCAATATTATAACTTAATACTTCTATACCGTGTTCTACATTAAAATCGTTAACAACATCGGAAATATTAAAATCAACTTCCTTACCATGATATTTTGTTTTAATAATTGTTTCACCATCAACACACAAATTACTTGAATGAATCATACCAACGTTTTTTTGGTTCGATTTTTTATTAGCATGGTCTTTGTGACACATGTAAGGCATACCAGTCTCAATTTGGGCTTCTAATATTTTTAACCATAAATCATAAGCTTTTATCTTGGTTCCAATACCTAAAGCCACAGCTTTGTCGTATTCTTCTTCAAATTCAACACCATATATTTCATAAAATGGTTTTAGACCAGCTTCTTTTATGTCATCTGGGCAAAATAGATACCAATCTCCTCCAGATTCAACTGCTCTCATGAAATTATCTGTATTCCATAAGGCCGAAAATAAATCTCTGGCCCTCATTGTTTCATCACCTGTTTTTTTTCTAATATCTAAAACATCAAATACATCTTTATGCCATGGTTCGATGTAGATTGCACAGGAACCTGGTCGTTTACCACGTTGATTCCAAAACCTAAGTGTTTCATTAACAATTTTTAAATATTTCAAAATACCACCAGCTTTTCCGTTAGATTTACCAACGTTACTTTCTTTAGAACGCATGTTAGAAACAGCTAATCCGATACCCTCTGCCTTTGACGATGAAATTGCAATTCTAGATAAAATATTTAATAAACCATCAGTTGAATCCTCTGGAATTATTGATAAGTTACATGATGCAATTTGTCCAATTGTGGTACCAATGTTAATTTTTAAAGGTGTTGCTGGACTTTCTTTTTGAAAGCTTAAATCATCATACTTCTCTAAAAAGTCTTCTGGTGTTCCCGTTATCATTAAAGCAACCCTAACATATAAGTGTTGTGGTCGTTCAACGATTGAACCGTTTTTCAATTTTAGAAGATAAATATCTTTTAAAGAACACCACCCAAAATAATCAAAATGAAAATCTCTTTTATAATCAATTGCTGACTCAATTAATTCGATATTATCTTTTACTTTATTGAAGTAAACCTCACTTAATAGACCAGCGTTATACATCTTTTTAGTCGCTTTCATAAACGATTCCTCAGTTTCCTTATGAAGTTTAGTTATTGAAATATTAGCGGCTAATATTGAGTAATCTGGATGATTCATTGCTAAAGATTCGGCCACAACAGAAATTAAGTCATCTAATTGATTAGTTGTCATTAAATCCGCAATACCTTGTGTTACTTTAATAAATACATCATCCGCATTTACTTTTAATCCTTCTGATTGTTTTTTAATTCTTGTTAGAATTTTATTCGGGTTAAAATCAATCTTATTCCCGTTTCTTTTAATTACTTGCATATTTTTTTTTATTAAATTTCTTCATCAAATGAAATAGGTCCACTTAAATCAGCTGATTTGTACTCTGTTGAACGACCTTCAAAAAAGTTTTGTTTTGTTTTTAAAGCAATTTGGTTCATAAATTCAAATGGGTTTTTAGTGTTAAAAACTTTGTCGCATTCAAGTTGAACCAATAAACCATCAACAACAAATTCTAAATATCTTTTCATTAATTCAGAATTCATACCAATAAGAGAAACTGGTAAAGATTCGGTAATAAACTCTTTTTCAATTTCTAATGCTGACAAGAAAATTTCTTTAATTCTTTCGTTAGATGGTTTGTTTACGATGTGATTATTCAATAAGTGAATAGCAAAATCACAATGTAGTGCTTCATCTCTTGAAATGAATGCGTTGCTATCACATAATCCAGGCATCAAACCTCTTGATTTCAAATAAAATATACTACAAAAAGAACCACTGAAAAATATTCCTTCAACAGCAGCAAAAGCCACCAATCTTTCAGCAAATGATTCGGATTCAATCCATTTTAAAGCCCAATCAGCCTTCTTCTTGACTGGTTCCATATATTCTATCGCCTTAAAGCATTCATTTCGCTCTTTGGTGTCTTTGATGTACGTATCAATCAATAGTGAATACATATTACTGTGTATATTTTCCATCATAATTTGAAAACCATAAAAGAATGATGCTTCAGTATACTGAACTTCTTTTAAAAAATTTTCTGCCAAGTTTTCATTTACGATACCATCTGAGGCAGCAAAAAAAGCTAATACGTTTTTAATGAAAAACCTTTCATTTTCAGTTAATTTATTATTCCAATCGTCAATATCTTTAGATAAATCAACTTCTTTTACCGTCCACATTGATTCTAAAGATATTTCATAATATTTCCAAATATCTTCATGTTCAATTGGGAAAATAACAAAACGGTCCGAATTTTTAACTAAGATTGGTTCTATTTCTTCTACTCCACTAATATTACTCATTTTTTGTTTGTTTGTTTGTTTTTATTTATTTATACTGGGACTATTAACCCCTCCATTACTTCGGTCTTTGTTTTTTGTGCCTTAGCCGCTGCAAATAATGTATTAACTCTTAATTGCTGTTTTACACTTTTATCTTCAGTATGCTCTTTTTTTGTCCTAGCACCTTTACTTTCACCCATATCGATTTGAATCCTTGAATTATCAAATTTAATATCCTGAAATATAACACCATCTTTACCAAAACGAGATTTAAGTATTGCCATAGTTGCTGTACCATCATCTTTTTGGTCTAAAGTTTTAGCGATTGACACGATAAAGTGACCAATCTGACCTTTTTTAATAGAACCACCCATTTGGTTTGCTTCCACCACTTCTGCTGAAAGAGAACTATTGTGTGTATAGATATCATTAGCGTAAAACATATGTGTTTCCTCTACTGTTATATCAATGGTGTCCTCTTCTCCGATTAATTCTATTGATTCAATTTCATCTAACTCAAAATCGTCTAAGTTTAAATTGTGTTCTATCATTTATTTTTTTTTAACTCCATAATCCTTACTAATTAAATAGTAACAGAAATAGAAATATTTACACTATTTTTTAGTTAATAATTTATCACCAACACTTAACCCAGTAGATATTGACCTTAATTTACCACATTTAACTGGGAATTCATGTTTACTAGAAACAAATATTTCCTTACCAGACTTTAATTTAATTTTATAAACTGGTTGTTTTTCTATTGGAAAAACAGTAGTAATTTTTTTATACCCATCATTTGTTAATATTTCATCACCCTCAATAACATTCTTTATTTCTGTTTTACCCAACCTAATTATTTGAACCTCAGTATCTATTCGCACGCAACGATTTCCTTGAACCGCTGTCCAACCAGCCATATCTAGTTCAGATAACAACGTCTCAAATTGTCTCATTACACTTCCTTCACCAGCGTTTATATCATCAAATTTTCTTGATGGTTCAACGCAATCTATGTAGTCTAATAAGATTAAGTCTGGTCTAAACCCTTGTGCGATTAATTTTCGGATATATTGTCTAATCATAGGTATTGTTGTCCCATCGCTTGAAAATTTTACTAATCTTAAATCACCTAGCTTTTGTTTTTCAGCGACAATCGTCATAACTTCATCATGATGTGACGACAAATCATTTAGAGGGATGCCTGTCCAACAAGATAAGTGTTTTCTTTGAATAACTTTTGGGTTATCTTCGAAAAATATTTGTAAAACATTATAACCATCATTAGCTCCAGTATTCGCTATTTTTGTCATCATTGTTGTATTATGTGTGACGATAAAATCGTCTGTAACATATAAATGCTCTGGGTCATCAACCATAATACATTTAGCTTCTTCATCATGTGAATATTCAATACTTTCTATGAACTTATTGTCAGAGTGGTTATCGTTATTAACCACTCTGACTAACTTACTGTTTAATTTAAATGGAACTACACCATTTTCTTTAGGAAATGAAATAACTAATCTATAAGTTAATTCCCCTACTTTATTAGAAACTAAACAAGAACCACCCAAAGATAGAACTAATTCTTTAACGTCATCACATAGCTGTTTAGAAACGGTATTATATCCAACACTACCATCTTTTCCAACACTACCATCGTTATCTAATAACCCTTGTAGAATCTCTTGTCTATTGTTAATTGAGTTATATAGATATTCTTTAGGTATAAATTTATTATTAGATGACGAATCAAATAACCCAAGTTTTTTTATTACATCGGTGATTTGATTTATGGTTACGATAACATCATCTTTATACATTTCAACACCGTATGTTGAATCACCACTCATACTTTGTTTAATGTATTCTATCAGTTCAAAATCTTTAGTTACTATTATAGAAGACTTGAAGTATTCATCACCTATTAATAACCCCAAAAGGTATGGGTTTAACGGTAATTCTTTTTCGTCAAAAATAACTGGTTTAACTGTTGGAATCTTATAGTTAAACTCACCTTTAGGGTCAGAATTTAACTTTTCAATAATATCACTGGTTTTCATAACAGTAAAATCATCGTTTGGGTCCAATTTAGTTTGTTGATTAACTGACCATAAGTGTTCTTTATCACACATTGTTGATGTTCCATCATTAAACTTTACTTGGTAAATTGGTCTGATACCTTGTGGGTAAACCCCAGTAACATTTGTTTGTCTACCTAACCTATTAATTACCCTATCACCAACTTTAATATCACCCATTAAACAATAACCACTTGGAGTATAAATTTTACTCGAAACACCTTGTGCTTTACCAACACCAAATGGTGCTAATATAACACCTAATTCACCTTTGGATAGACCACCATCCATTATTTCGTCTAACCCAGAAATACCAGTTGGTATTGGTTTCCTAAAATCAACATCTAAAACACTACTTATGTTGTCATAGACACTCATTCCTTGGTCTTTGTTATCACCAACTTCGAGTGATTTTCTTAACATAGCTTCGATTTGGTCGAAATTATCCAATCCACCACTTTTATTTAGTTTTTCAACATTCACTAAAGTCTTCAACATGTCTTGCTGTTTACAAAACCTCATAGCCATGTCTTGGACTTTTAATGTATCATTTAAATCGGCTTCTTGTATTTTTCTAAGTTGTGCAATGACGTATTTTTGTTGTATATCGTCTTTAACTTCTTCTAATAATCTAAATTGTAGACTACCAATATCTGGTACTATGTTATCAATTCTATGTGCATCTTTAATTGTAGCAACAATTATTTTCAAATACGAGTCAGCAAAATAATTTGGGTCAACGATATCTAAAATAGATTCACTAAATTTTCTATCCGTTATAAATTGTGCAATTAGTCTAATTTGATAATCGTAACCTAAATAACCAAAACTATCTCTATCTAACACCGCCATTTATCATTTTTTTAATTATTAATTCAAACTTTGATATAAATTTATCTTTTATTAGTAAATTTTCTATTACTAAAACATTCTCTAATTTCATAAATTATTTCTGGGATTATCTCTTTTATGTTTACATTCACTTTTAATGATAAGTGAAAAAACTCATTTGGAAAGATTGATTCCCCACGAACTTCTTTATCTAAAAGAAATTGAAACTTAAACTCATCCATTTTTTTTGGTGGTGATTTATAAGTTTCTTGCGATTGGTCAATGTACGGGTTGTAATTGGACCACATATAATCATTCGATTGTTTTTTTAAAAATGTAGGGATTATACCTAATCTACCTAAATCGTTTAAATGCATACCTGAAACTTCATCTAACATTTCTTTCATGTTTGTCATGTTTTCATCAAAATCAAAAATATGAAAACCTCGTTGACAAACAATATTATTGTTTACATAAAGGATAAATTCAAACCTATCATTGTCGAATTTTTTAAACGCTTCTTTGTTATTTTCCATTTGTTTATTATTAATTATTTATATTAAAATTTTATTTTTTCTCTTGCAATTAAGTTCTTAAACGGAACTAAATAATCAGGATATCTATATTCACCAATTACTATATCTAAACCATCTCTTTTCATAAAAGATAGTACGTTTTTTAATTCTCTACCACTATCATCTAATGTCCCTTCAATCAAGGTTTCTAAATTAGCTATTCCTTTATTAGTCATCATTGGAGAACTAAGGTCAACTAATTGTTTATTTATTTCATATACCTTAGTACCTTGAACACCATCTGTAATGGAATATAGTAAGTTTTCTAAAGCCAATAAAGGTTTCTTTTTAGTTAAAACTCTTTCATCGCTTAATATCTTAGCCTCAACTAATAACTCTTCAATAGAGAACTTTCGGTTAGTTATTTCTGGGAATAATTTTATTAGCGTTTTTTCCCCAACACCTTTTATACCTTTAATTGAATCAGAATTGTCGCCAATTATTGTTTTCATTAGTACAGCATTGTCTCTATGGTAACAAAAGTACGAAGAAAAATTGTCTATCCCAACGTATTTTTTCAAATCTAAGAAATAAATTTTTATTTTTTCCTTAACTAACTGAGCCATATCTCTATCGTTAGTCGCTATGGTTATTTTTTCGTTTTCTTTTTTATTTAAACAATAATAAGCGATAAAGTCATCACCCTCTATTATATCATCCTTTAACTGTCTGATATACATTTCATTTAAATATTCCCAAACAACTTCTCTTTGTAATAGTTCGGATTCATCTATTGGTTTAGTGCCGTTGATGTAATCTTTACCTCTATCACTTTTGTATGGTTTGTATATATCATACCTTAGTTTACCACTGAAATTACCATCCCAGAAGACGTATACTCTATGATATACGTCTTCTGATAGTAACATCCTTAATATAGTAATAAATTGGTAAATACCGCCTATATGTTGCCCATTATTATTATAACTATTTTTAGCTCCAAAAAAACTAGTTTTAAACAATGCTGAACCATCTATGAGTAAAGTGTTTTGTATTTTTTTTACTACTTCACCGTTTTTTGGTGGTCTTTTATTCAAAATAAATAATTTAAAAATTAATATTCTTTTGTTTTTTTTTATTTACTGAAGCTTTCTTCAGGGATAGTTTCTTCCGTAACTTCGAATTCTTCAAAATTAGTACCTAACTTAGCATTGATAAAGTCTTTATTAACTTTAACATAATTGTTTTTTTCATCTGGATTTAAAAAACCGTGTGGTGTTGAACAAATAGAACCAGAATATTCGATTCCATTTACGTGGTTTTTAACACACTTAATATCAGTTCTGACACCAAAATTATAGCTTTGACCACCACTTACAGCATCTAATTTTTTACTTGATGAAGTTGTCATACCACCCATGTGGAAAATTAATCTTACACCGTATTTAAATCCTTCACCACCATTATGCATAACCGTTGGTTGTCCGACCGCATTAGGTCTTAACCATATTTTTTGAACCGCAACAAATGTGTTTGTGTATAAAGAACTTTCACGTCTTGAAGCTGGTATTCTAAAATTTAATATTGATTCGAATTCTCTTTTAAGTGCTCCAGCAGTCCATTGATTGTTGTTCGTGTTTGAAACCGCACCTTGATAACAACCTATAGAACCAATTGAATCCCAAAGAAAGACTAAATTGTATGGTAACTCACCTTTTTCTTGTTTATCTAACAACTCGTTTATTAATTTTGCAACGTCTTCAACAACTGGGATATATCTTTGAGGTGTAGTTTTCATTTTAGCGTCTTTATAATCAAAGTTTTGATATAATGCTAATAAATCACTACCACCAAAATACATAAAGTCGTCACCATCGTAGTCTAAAATCTCACCCGTTTCTTCGTCTACTGTTTCATTAAAATTAAAACCAACTAGTCTGGCGTGTTCCCAATTAAAACTACCTTCAGTGTCTATGATTATACAATAGTCACCTATTTTTTGGGCACCAGCTAACGATTCATAAATTCCAGTTGATTTACCAACGTCTGAAAACCCTCTAAATTGTGATGTATAACCTCTTGGTACTCCTGGTAATCCGACAGCGTCATGGAATGCTTTTTTGAAAGGTAACCATGTTAATTCTTTTTCCTTAACTACTTGTTCACCTAACCCAATACTTTTTTTGAAATCTTTGTTACTAAACCCAACTTTGGTTAATGGTTTCTTTTCTGGATGCTTTTTAATCATTTAACTTATTTTTAAAATTTAATTATTTTAGATAAAAAAAGAGGTTATACACCTCTTTTTTTGTTTTATTTTATTTTAGGTTCACTAAAATGGTAAATCATCATTTTCATCTACATCAACTTTATTTTCTTCTACAGCGGTAGTGGTAAGTTGCATTTTGTTTTTAACGCTTTCAATACCTGAATTAACATCTTTAGTTTCTTCTACCTTGTCTTTGGTTAAACTGTTTACGAATTTCTTTTCTTCTTTGTCCCATACAGGAATTCCACCATTTACTATAATTTCTAAATATTCGTAATTTCTTTCAGCGTAAACATCTCTCCAAGTTCTAGTATCATTTACCCACAATTCTTTAAGTGCTGGGTCTAAAGTTAATGGGGTTGGGTCCAAAGTAGCTATCCCAGATACGATTGCGATGTCTCTTGAGTTTCTAGTGATTGTTAATAATAAATCACGACCAGTTTCTTCGTCAGTAATATCTTTTTTAATCGCATTTAAAATACCGATAACTTTATCGTAAACACCATCTTTACTGTAACTGTGATTAAATCTCCAGAATTTAACTCCATCTGCTTCGTTCTCTCTATCAATTACTTTAACAATATACATTTGTTTTTGGTTGTACTTTTTTGCATATTCTCTATCAGAATCTTTACCAGTAGCCATCAATGCTTCTCGTGCTTCACAAAATGGACACGCTTCATTATTTTCGGCTTTTAAACATGCAAATGTTTTCCATTCACCATCTACTTGAACTTTATGTCCAAAAAAATCTTGAAAAGGTGAACCACTTTCCGTAGGGATAATTCTGATTTGTTTTGTGGCTGAGTTTGTTCCTTTTGGGAGATAAGTTGTAAAGTAGTTGGCTAAATCATAAACCTTTACTTCTTTTTTCTCAAACTTTGGTGAGTTGTTTTTTTCGTACTGTGCTATCATAGCTAGTAATTTGTCTTGTCCTGTGCTCATGTTTTTTTGCTTTATTTGTTATGCTTATGTGTAATTACATATAAATATAATTAATTTTATTTAAAAGTAAATCGTATCGTAATAATTACATACAAAGATACTAATAAAAATATTTTTAACAACTTTTTTTTATTTAAAATTCGTTATCATCTTCTTCTTCGAATTTATTATCGTCAAAACCAAAACTTTTTTTAACGTTTGGTTCACTGTAAGAATAATCTACATCACTTTTTTTAAGAACGTATTCTTTCTTTTTTATTTCTTCATTACCCATAACATCATATGCTCCTTCTTTATCTTTCCAATAGTCAGTTAATTTCTGGCTGTATGGAAATGAATCTAGTGAACGCATCTCTAGTTTTTCAACTGGTGTTGGGTTTCTTTTTATAATTTCTTTTTCTAAATTTTCAATTTTACTTGAAACGGCATCCATTTTAGCAATTCTGTTTTCTAAATCACTTAATTTTGATAACAACATTTCTGAGTTTTTACTGGCTTCTTCTGCCGCTGATTTAGCTTCTTCTGAGCCTTGAACTAAAGAAGTAACGTCAATCTCTACTTCGTCATCAACTGGTTCTTCCATAGGTTCTCCTAATTCATCTGGAGTCTCTGGTTCTAACTCTCCTTCTGGTTCCGCTTCTGGTTCTGGGAGTTCTCCAACTGGGGCTTCTGGGTCAGCATCTAACCCTAGTTCATCACCAATTTCACCAGCAGCTGCCATATCTATGTCGCTATCAGGTTCATTATCTGTAGGTGGTAAATCCTCATTTGTTTCTTCTTCTTCTTCAGCTTCGTATAACCCCTCATCGTACTTTGGTTCTTCTTTCCTTTCTTGGTAGAAATCATAACTTTCTAATACTTTAAAACGTTTCAATTCTTCTTTCAGTAATTCTGGGTTTAGTTTAGTTTTTTTAAACATTAGTATAATAGTTGTCTTCCGTCTTCTGTAATTATTTTTTTATTTATTCTTTCAACCAAACTTCTATCACCTTTGATAATGCAAACACCATCAGGACAATTTGGTTTATATTCATTGGTAGTATCTAAAAATTCGTCTAAATCACTATTTAGTTGTGTTTTTTTGTTATTTTGTTTCTTATCTTCCATATTAAATTAATTTTTTATTTAAATTATTGTTATATATAAATATCTTAATTTAATTAAAAACTCGACTTATACTTAAAATTTTAAGTTCTTTATTACTAATTAATATTATTTTATTATTGTATTCACTCCAATTTAATTTTACTGTTTTGTTTTCAATAAAATCATAGGTGTCTGGATATTTTTCTTTTATTAAAAGATTTAAACCATTTATTGTGTATAAAACGTTTAATCTTTTATGGATTATGATTGAATTTGGGAACATTTCTTTTATATTTATTGGTTCATCCTTCAATACGTTTACTCTAAAAGTAAAAATTAGTTTTGAGTCATCATCTATATTTTTAAATATAAAAACTTTATTTTTTTTTATATTAAAATCATTTTCTAAATAGTTTAGAAAATAATCGATTTTATTTGGATTTATGAATGATGCTAGTAGGACTGTTTTCTTCATTGTTTGTTATTGAAAATAAAAATGGTGTATAACGAACATTATTTTCAAGTCCAGTTATATTAGTTTTATCCTCTATAAATATGGTATCATCTGTGAAAAACACAGAACTTTTAGCCTTAATTTTATTTTTAATCTTAGAAACATTTATACCTACAAATCTCAATAATTTTAAATCTATCCCTAGTATAATATTTTCCGCATATATATAAATCATTTGACCATTTTGATAGCTTATTTTATTCTCCATATTAAAGAATTTTTTCACTATTTTTTTAATGGTAATGTCTGAAAATTGTATTACGTCTACAAAAACATATGAAATTTTATCAAATAATTGTGATACCACTAAATTAACAAACCATCTCAAATCTTCCTCGTATTTATCTCTTCTTTCTGTTTTTTTGAATGTCCAATATAGGTTTTCACCCAATTTTCTCTCCAAAATATCAAAATCTGGATAATTATTGTTCACATAATAAAACCCTAAAATTAAAGTGGGTATTCCATGGATGATTTCATCCATGGAACCCACAATATTAAATGCTTTACTTACATTTACTGAATGTGTTGAGACTATATTTGCTATTTTCATAAAGCAAAGTTACTAAATTATTTTAAATTATGCAAATTGGTCCCATCTTTTAATAGCTGAATTATAAATAGCTAATTTTTGATTAAATGTAGGTGTTCCTAAATTAAAATTAGCTTTATCCGCTGGTGACCACCATCGATTAATATATGTTGTTACCCAATCATTAGCATTATCACTATTGAATCCTTTACTTCTGACTCTATCAACCATAAATTTTAAGAAACCATCATCATCATCAAATACAGCAAACGCTCTTGTTTTACCGCCACTATCAACTCTACAATATTGACCAGTAATCCCAGGTGAACCCCATTTACCACCATCCGTCTGAACACCAGAATAATTAAAACCACCAGCTGATTTGAAGCTAGTTCTTTCTGCATTTTTACTAGCTTCCGCAAACATAATAGCAAAAACAGCCTTACCTAACCCAATATCGGATGTTATTAATTTAATTTTATTAACTGTCGTATTATAACCAATTAGTGTAGGTTCTGGGATTGGATTTTGGAATTTAAAATCATATTTTGGTGATTTACACCCAATCGCTCCTTCTATACCATTTTGTCTATCACTGGCGTTGATTGTCTTATAATTACACCCAATGTATACCGCTTCTTTTCCATCTTTGCCTTTAGGGTTTTTAACAAATGGTTTAATTAATTCTTCTTTTATTTCAGACAATGGATTGTCAGAGGCTTTATTGCCTCCAGCACCTGGTATTGGTCTATTCCTTAACATACAAATAGCTGATTTACCATGATATTCCCAATGCCAGTGTTCTTCACCATTTACTTTACCTAATCCTTGACCATCGTTGGCCCAATATGGTTGTACGAAACCATATTTGTAAGAATTTCTATATAACCAACCAATTGCTGGGTTTTCTTCAAAATTAAAAAATTTAGCTGGGCTACCAGTGGTGAATTCATTTCTAAAAATACCTTCCGAACCATTTCGCCTAAACATTTGTAAATCAACAGCAATACCCCAACCATGTGGTGAGTTTTGTTTGGGTCTCACTCTATACATAGAGGTTATATATGCATGTATAGCGTTATCTCCAGAACCAGAAACTGGTGTGAAATCGTTTTCACTCATCCATTTACCCCAATCAGTTAACATATTAGTTAATGGTACAGCAGCCTCAGTAAGCATTCTTTTATCTGGGTCTAATTCAAAACTAATATATTTTATTTTATCTATTTTAGTTAAAGTTATATTATTACTTTCTATTATTGAATTAAGACTACCATTTTCTATTATTGTTTGGATTATTGGTGCATAACTTCCAGTTTTAAAACTACCAGTTTCACCATCTATAACACCAGTCCCAGCATTTTCCGTATCTATTGAATCAGTAAGTGACATAAATAAATCATATGCCGTAATCAATGGTGTGTCAGAATATCTAGTCCTTGTACCAGTAAATACTGTTGACATATAATTTGGTTTTATATTATGTTTTACTCCTGTAATCATATAAGCACCATGAAACATGGGTATGTTGTCCAATTGAAAATACATCATAGGTTGAATCATGGCGTTACCCATCATTTCAACTTGTGCTTTGTAACTTCTGACTGAATATACATTAAAAATATTTTGTCCAGCTAAAGACCTATTAGTTTGACCACCTTTTTGTGAAATGTCCTCTTGAATTTGTAAAGACTCATCAGTTTCGATAAATTCACTTTGGTCTAATAAAATATCTTTAAATATATTTTGATTTTGTTGACCATAAGCAACTTTAAACACTGCAACTGGGTCTTCCCCATCTGATATATCGGTAGTGAAATCATTTGGTGCATCGGTAGAAACGTTTCCATCATTACACTCAAAATCAAAACTATCATTACCATATTCTGAATTATTAAAATCTAAATGTTTTGATGGTTGTCCAGCATAAACACAAACAAAGTTAGGTCCGCATGAACCGTTTGCTATTGCTTCTTCGTAATTTGGGTATGTCCCAAACATGGCTTTAAGGTTTTCAGGGTCTTTGTAGTTCACAAAAGTAGGTAATGCATTGAAAACAAATTTATTTGAATCCAATAACCCACTAATAGCGTCATATGCAGAAGTGTTAGGTGATTTTATTAAATAGTTATTAACAGGTATAGGGTTGATAAATAATTTGTCGCCTATGTCTTGAAATGACCTACTGACAAATCTAAAACTATCAATAAGACTTGGTGTATCACGACCATTATTTTTGGCAAGTTCTAAATCTACCTTACTCCTCACACTTCTACTACTACTATCACCACATTGAAAAATTAAATTCTTTGGGTCGGTAGCTCCAGCTAACCATTTATCGTTTATGTTTTTACATGTTGTATATAAAATAAATTTAATTACACTCTCATCTGTTGTCCCAAAAACTTGTTGTTCAATTTTTCTTTTAATTAATGTTGGTGAAAAAGAGTCAATTTGTGTTTTTATTTCAGTAATTAGAGCCGATAAATATATGTTAAATGATGCGACAGAAACGGAGTTTATGTATCTGTTATTACCAGAGTCAGTTTCATCCCTCCATATTTTATAATTATTGTTAACGATAATAACTTCTTGTTTCATAGCATCGATTAATGCCTTAACCCCAGAATTAGTGGCATAGTTACCACCCATTTCTAAAGCTAAATAATCGTTATCCCGACTAGACACATTCGATTCATTTCTTGGGGGGCCAATAGGTGTCATTATAACATAATTTTTACTTTTAAATTTGTCATTTATATAGTTAACAACACTTATCGTGTCGTTTTTTTCATTTACAGCGTTTTTTATGGTATTTAAAAATGAATTAAACTCAGTAGAGTTGCCTGAAAAAATTTCTAGTTCATTTTTAAGTTCATTCCAACTTACCTTATCATCAGTTCCATTAACAAAACTGAAAAAAGAGTTTTTAAATTCTTCAATTACTTGAATAGGTAATCTTCTAAAGAGAGAATCTTTATCAATGTTTACGTAATCTTTACCTAACGATAGACCCCATTCTAGCCACTGTAACAACTCGTCCCTATCATGGTTGCCACCAAAAGTTACATCCCAAAGTGTTTCACCATTTTTACTCCAAAATATGGGGTCTTTAGGGTTATCGTTGGTTCTGTTTCCATCACTAACACCAGAACCACCACCAATTAATAAACCGCCCTCAATGATTGGGTCCTCTGAAGATAATCTCCATAATATGCTCCCAACCCAAGCACACCATAGTCTTGGAGAATGAATGAACCCAGCTTTTTGATTGAATAAATGTTTTATTTCGTTTACTTCAAAAGGTGAACCATCTGATGTATTCCAAGGTAAGTTGTTTAAAAACAAAAAGGCTTTGGAATAATTTCCACAGAAATAAATACTTCCATCTTGAGATTCAATCTTTGCTCTACTCTGACCATAATAAAATTTACTACCAAATAATGAAAAAGAATGATTATCAGTACTACTCCTATATTCTTCAGTGCCAAAACCAGTAGTAAAACTAGTATCGAATGCTGGTTGTTCAAAATATGGGAAGGTAATTGATGTATCACCATTAATTAACGCATTAAATAATTCTCTATTAAGCCCGATATCTTCATGTAAAACATTATCTTCATTATCTAAAAAAAATTTTTCTTTTTCTTTAGGTGTACTTCTAGTAGTCATCAGACTTTCTTTATCAAAATCATACTTTGTCTTGAGTGGTGTAATCTTATCTGCCGATAATTTTCTGCTTCTACTTAAACCTTTACTGGCTGAATTTCTGTAAAAGACGTACATTAAAGGTAGTTTTGACCCAATACTACCACCAAAATCCATTTTAACATATTCTTGAATACCCAAAGAACCACCAAATGAATTATAGCCAGCTGTTGAATCCACTGTGTCATCTGACATTTTAGCTAAATCAAACAAACTTTCAGTTTCAATATTATCTGAGGTTGGAAATAATTTTACGTTATTTTTAAATGAATCAACAGGGATTATTTTCATATACATACTTCCATCAATTGGTTTTTTATTTGATAATCCATCACCGTGATAGTTGGTTAAAAAGAAACTATCTGTTGCTTTATTAGCATTATTATCCCACCTAGCTTTTTCTTTTAACTCATCTGGGGAAATTAACCATTCACCACTAAAGGTATCGCTAATTGGTATTATGCTTTCCCTTCTTTCAGCCCTTGGGTTAGCGTATATGTAGTTATTTTCGGCTTTTATTAATAAATTTTTAAAACCATCATTTTTATCTATTTTTACATTAATATAATCTTCTAAACTTAATTGAGAAATTGACTGCAAAAGGGTTTTATTTGTGATGTTTCTTACTATCGCATCAACTTCTATTTTAGCCATTACCTCAATTTCTTTATTCTCGACATCTAAAGTGTTACTACCATTAGTATAACCTAGAAATGTTATACCTCTGTGTATAATCATACGTATCACTTCTTCTTTAGTGGTATAAGTTGTTCTGGCATACGGTTCTTGTTCATTAAATAATTTAGTATCTAATGGGTTTACTGGGAACCAAGTTGTTTCAATCGTAGCTATTTCTGTTTCTACTTGATTGGTTAATTCTTGAGAAATTATAAATGCTTTTAATAAATCATCAATAAAGTTTAATTCATCAACTAATTGAGGGTTTTCCAAAACGCCATAATCACCAAGATATTTATCAACAAAATTACCGTCAATCTCTTTTTCTTTATAATCTGGCCAAGCAAAGAATTTATTTTTATTTATGCTATTTTTTTTAATGTCTGTAGAACTAACTAAATCGGTTGTGAATTTTTTTGCTAATTCTTCAGTTCTGGTTATATTTAGTTCTGCCGCATTAGATACAGTATAGATAGTTTCCATCATTACCTCAATAGCTACAGTGAAAATCTCTGTTATATTTTTGACCGTTGGTTCAAAACTTAAGTTATTGCTAAAAGAATTTTTTAATTCCTCGGCCAAAACCATCTTTGTATTTTTTTCGGTTTTTTTCAGTTCGTTAACGCTGTTAGCTAACGTTTTATATATTTTAGTTAAATTATACGCATCAAAAACTAAATCGTCACTTAAACCATTTTTATAATATTTATTCAGATAATTATTTATATTTTTTTTGTATTGTAACATACCATCAAATGACCCAATTACCCCAGTTAAATAATCATCGGTTTCAGACCCAGATAAAGATTTTTTAGTTTCAAATACTGTTAAACCTTTGTCTATTCCAATTGTAGTTAAATCAGTAAAATCAATTAATTTAAGGGTAACAATATTAGTTGTTAGTTTGTTAAATTTTTCTATATTTAATGAAATCATTGAAGTATAATCGTTGATGGCTTTATTAACTATATCAGGTTTTTTATTATTAGGTTTTATAATGAAAGTAAATTCAGGTCTAGCTAACTCTGGAATAACATCTAAAGCAACACCTAGAATATTTAGATTATTTTTAATTTCATCTATTAGTTTTAATGCCTCGTTTATACTATTGAGATTTTTTGACGCATCAGAATTATTTGATATTTTTGGGATACCTTCATTTATTTTACCAATGGCAATCATTAACTCGTTTAAATCTAAAATTTTTGAAGTTCTTTTTAAATTTATGGCGGCATATATCGATTTACCGATTTCAGTATATGGTATTGCTTTCATATACCCAATAATTAAATCCGATAACATAGCATAAGTATAACCAACAAATTGACATTGAATTTCAAAGTTACCAGTTTTTGAATTAAATTTAGCGTTAAATTTAAGCATATGAAGACAGTAAGTTACTGGCTTACCGTAATAACCTTTTATCTCCAACTCAAATAACGGGTATGGTAATTGAAAAAAAACGCCATATTTATTCCCTGAATTATTACCAGAAATATTTTCCTCGTTTTGAAAAATAGAGCTACCTCTCACATCAACGAAATCAATACTAATCATTGGTGCCATTGATGGATTAAAAGAAATATCGATATTTGTGATACCTAAAGTTTCACTATTTAATGTTCCTTTATCAAATACCGTAGTTAAATCAGTATACTTAGTTGTTAGTGATTTACCAGCTCCTGTTTCACTTCCTTCAATGAAATTAACAGATATTTTACTAGAACTTTCTACCGAACTACTTTCACCTGTTGTGCTTAATACTGTTCTAGCCTTTCTACTTGTTCTTAAAATAACAGATATGTTTAAATCCTCTAAAGGAACTGACATATTATTACTTGAATCAAACCCATCTCTATCGTTTGGGTCAACTATTGTTAACTTACCAGCACTACACCCTATTTTATTCTCCATATAATAATTTATGATTTTTAACTTCCCCCATGTATCTATTGATTGCACTTTCGAATGGGAAAGGAATCCTAATCATGGACATATCTGGTATGTTAAATTCTAACCCACCGTATTGTGGATTGGCTAACATGATTAGCCAACCACTATACGGATTATTATAATACAAATTACTTAATTTGTCAAGTCTAGTTAAGCCTTGTTTATATACCATACTTTTATCTTCACCAGAAAGTGGTATTTTAATACCTGGAATTGGTGAAATATTTTCATTAATTCTAAATCTACTATATCTATCGAAATATTCGTTCATTTTATTTGTTTTTTTAACATGTTGTACCAGATAAAGGACGCTTTGTCTCAAGTATCATGGATTACTTTTTTATAACCTATAAATTAATTTACGAAATCAATCAAGGTCTTTGAATCACGTAAATATTTTCTATCGTAAAAAAACTTTATATCTAATTCTGGTATTGAAATAACGAAAGTTAATTTATTACTTGGTTCAATAGCGAAATCACCTATAATAGCACCCCAATTTTTTACTTCAGATAAAAATACCGTATTGTTTTCTTCTGTAATATTTTTAAGTTTAAACGATACTAATTCTAATGAATTCATTGTTGTTACATTAGAATTTAAAGTTATTTTTACGTCATATTCTTTTGATAATTCTTGATTAGAATCAAACCCAAATTTACCACCTAAAGTGTTAAATGTACTTATCTGAATCGTAAAATAATCTTTTTTTAACGTTAAAAAATTTTTCAGAATATCATAATCACTAACAGTAACTTCTAAATCAGTGTTTACTGATGTCGATTGACCACTTTGTGAGACTTCCGTTTCATTTTCTTTTTCTTGATTTATATTTTCATTATCAATAATTTCCATACCGTTTTCATCTTTTTCTATTTCAGATATATCTTTTATTCCATTGTGTAAATACCATGGTCTAAATGTATTAACTATTTCGACTCCTGCTAATTCAATCCCATTAAATGGTTCATCAATTACTGGTGCTATCTCACTAACTTTAGCTGGGGCAATCATTGGTTTATCTTTTGATATGTAATCAGCTCTAGGGTCGTAAACTTGTGTGTTTGCAAAATAGTTAAACGATAACGCATTTTGTAATTTGTTAATTGGCCCCATAAGGGTAGAACCACCAATAAATTTAAAACTCATACTAACATTGGCAATCATTGGTTGGACACCAATACCCTCTGGATTTAAATCCCAAACCAATGGCTCATAATCAATACTAACGTTATCAATCACTATTTTAGTATTATAAAAATCACCAATTCTTAAAATACATATCGGTGGTCTACCAAATGCTAAATTTGTCGCACCTTGTTCTTCCATAGTTGGTCCTTGTCTAGTACATTGTAATAAAAAAGTTAACCTAGAATTTAATCCTTCTGGTGTAGTCGAATGGAAAGCTGGGTGAAAATATTTTATTTTTTGTCTAAAACTATCAAACACTAATGGGTCTTCATCAGTTAATTTGTCAAAATATAAAGTTTCATTGTAATATTTACCACTTATTTTATTATTTATTCTTCTATTGTTATTATCGTCATTAATTACTTCTTTTTTAGGTAAGTCTTCACCAGCAATGTCTTTACTGTAAATAAACGATACTTTGGCTACCCTGTCTTGTTTACAAGCTAATGAATCGGTAGGACACTCTGCCGCTTGTCTTAATTTTGGTATTCCTTCGCAAGGAATGCAGCCAATTGATTGAATCTCTATCGTTTCACCAATAATAAACCTTTTATCAAAGTCAGCGTCAGTTAATTTAGGTGAACCAGCTTTTATTGATGGCCACCATCTTTGTTTAATGTCTTCCTTTAGATTAATTGCTCTATCTTTAGCTAATTTATTATTATAAACAATATTTCCTTGTCTACTAGCATAGCCAGTTATCGTAGCAATAAAGTTTGGTGATACTTCAATTAAATGTTTTGTCATTAATTCAACAAGTTTAGGGTCAAAATAACCATTTAATACTTGACTATCTGCACAAACAATTGTTGGTGAAGTTGCTGGGCTTCGTTTTTCTTCAATATTTTCAGAATAATTTAACCCAAAATTATATCTGTCTGGCCAACCTTCACCATCGGATTGGATGCTGTTGTTTCTGGCACCAGGGGTGTAATTAGCCATATAATTTCCAAGTCCTTGGTCTTCACCGTTTTCATTGACTGAATAATCTATGGGTGTTGAATCTGTTTTGTTATTAAGACCGTTTTCATATAATAATTCAATAGCTGCGTTATCGTTAGGAAAATAAACTGATATATCTGTGGGTACCACTTCTTCTTCAATAACTTTAACATCTTCATTTATTGGTGTTGATTTAACTATATCGCTAATTTGGGATGGTGTTAATTTTTCACTAAATTTACTATCTGGGTCAATACATCCAGCCCAAAATGAAGCCATATAACTGTCATCTGGTCCTTCTTCCCCTCTAAAACTATTTATATAACTAGGGTGGTCAACAATAATTTGAAATGATAAATTACCTGTTCTTTCAGTATTATTGTAAGTGTATATTGGTTCTCCACGCCCAATAAAATTACTTGTTTCCCAACTTAAACTACTATTTTCACTAAAGTTAATATTATATGGTGGAAACCACATGATTCTACCTTTTTTACCAGTTAGTAGGTCTCCTGGGCCACGCTCTGACCTAGGCAATAAAGTATTACTATCAGCCCAAGCAAGGTTTTCAATAGAAAACATATATTGTTTTGGGTCTGTAGGTATGTCATCAGTGTAAGGTGTTATTTTTGGAATACCAAATTCACTTAATATTGACCCTTGAGTATTATTACGATATGGAACTGTAGTATTAATTCCGTTTACTGTAGTTGCACCCTTATTATCAATACCATCGGTACCACTTCTAACTAACTTTTTAACTCTATCGTATCTATCAAGAGTGGTCCAACTTCTACAATAAGTATCATTAGCTGATATGTTCTCTTCACCTTTATATCTACCTTGTTCGTTAAATAATGAAGCTTTTAATACTGCATTACCTTTGGAAAAACCTTTACCGTTGGCTGTCTGTATTTGAGATGATTTTTTATCCATATCCCCTTTAGCTGTAATGATATTAATCATACCTTTACTGTTGAATAGTTTTTGGGTTTTAATTAATAAAGATTTTCTATCACCTACAAGTTCATCATTTCGACCAATTATATCTTGTATAAATCTAAAATTATCTGGTAATATTAGTTCATTTATGGTATTTACAGCCTCACCATTTGTAGATGTCCAAGTAAAGTTAACATCACTTACTTTTCTGTTTTCGTATCCACTATTACCTCTTGGTCCAGCACCTATTTCTTCTGGGCTTAAAAATCCAGACTCTATTACTTTTTGTTCTCTATTATAACTTAAACTTGGTATAACACCACCAGTAACCCCAAACTCCATACTACTCAATAAATTAACAAAATGTCCTTGTCCGTTACTGTAAGCATAAAGGTTTGGTGAAGATATTGCGTCTTTGGAATAATCTCCCTTATTATTTGAATAAGCTGGACTATAGCCGCTTCTAAATACACTATTTAAAGGTGAGTCTACCCCACCGTTACTAATACCATCTAAGTTGGCTTTAAAATTACTAATTAACGCCAATGCTTGACCACTACCAGTATATTTAAGCATCTCATTTGCTCTATCAATATTCTCTGAATCCCCATTTTCTGTTTGAAAAATAGAACCAGCATCACCTAAATAACTTCTTGGTATCGTAAAGCCTAGTATTTTGCCCGCTGTGTCCAAAATTCGTCCACCAGTAGTACTTGGTACCGTAATCTTATAAGTAGGTCTTAAACCGACTAATCCATCGCCTTTAATAAGACTTAAAATATTGTCTTTAACATTTAAAGCACCCAATAGTTCTTGTTGAACATTAAATGCTGCATTATTAGCTAAAGCTAAGGCTAATTGTTGTCCACCAACCATGCCAAGTTTGGTATCATTGATAATCCCAGTTGCACCTAGTAATCTACCAGCTATTGAAGACCTAATATTAAAACTAGTAGTTAAACCACCACTACCAAAACCCAATCCTTGTCCACTTAAAACACTACCAATGATATTTGCTGTTTTTATCGCACCCCCACCACCAATATTCAAACCACCTTTTTCATCTAAATAACCAGATATTTGGTTTGTAAAATTTACTTGGTCATTGACGATAAAATCAGCTACATCTAATTGTTGTGATTCATCTTTATATAAGTTCTTTTTAAGATTTTTATTTTTTGTTTCAGCTAACTTAGTTTTAGCTAATAAACCATATTCAATAATACTTTCGTTAACACCAATTGGATAAGATATTGGTGTATTTGGCCAATTTGAATCTGGATTTGAAGGTAAATATTGAACACCTAATAAATCATTTGCTGTTGATGCTGTATTTTGGAAAGTGTTTACGGAAATGTTGTTATCCTTGAAAATAATACCATTTGTTTCTAATGGTAAAAAATTAGGAATTACGTTAACATTATTATTTACGGTTAAATCCAATAATGGTTCACCAATCCTTGGACTACCATTTAAAGAAGTTGAAATAGTAGGATAGCTTGGGGGGAGATTTAAATTTAATAAAAAATCCCTAATCCCGTAATCAACTGTAACACCATTTATTGTATTTTTTGTTGAATATGAAGGAGATGCTGTATTATAGTAAATTGGCATAAATATTTATTTTTATATAAATAGTTACTAATTTCATATAAAAATATATAAATTTAGTTTTTTTTAGTTAGAGGAACTATAAATCCCTCTATCATAAATATTAATACTTGCATTATAATCTGCATCTATTTCATATTTACAACTTGTACATTTGAAGGTCTCGCCTTGGCGAGACTTCTTATCTACATGACCGCAACTAGAACATGTTTGTGAGGTATATGCTGGTGAAACCTTCACCAGCATAATACCGTTATCCTCACA